CCGAACATCCGGCGGCGGCTCAGCCGCATCGCCCTCGCCCAGCGTCTCCTCGACCACCAGGAGGAGAAGTGAGCAACCGAACGTTCTGCTGGCTGTTCGTGTGGATGGCGGCCACCTTCGGCTGGTTCGTGCGCATCGTGCACGTCGAGTTCGGCCAGACGTACGGGCTCTTCATGGCGATGATCGGCGGCGCGTTGCTGATCGCCTGGCTCGAACGGCGGATGGCCCGATGACCCCCCAGTGCGCCGTCTGCGGCGCTCCGAGTTCCGATGCATACGTGGACGTGCAGTGCGGGCTGAAATTCGCCACACGCCTAGCTTAGGCCGCCGGGCATGCGGAGGACGCCGAGGCCGTCATCGCCCGCCAGACGCGCTACGGGGCCGGGAGCGGCGGGACCGGCGACACGCTGCCCGTCGACCGGCTGCGCGCCATCGGCAACACCATGACCACGTGGGCCCGCGTGGTGTCCGACCTGACCGGCAAGGAGATCCTGTGAAGCGCCAGTCCCTCGATGCCACCTACGACAGCTGTGACACCGGCGAGCGGTTCCACGTCACCACGCAGGTCGGCGACCGAACCATCGCGTTCCAGCGACGGCTGCCCGACCCGTTCGTTCGAGCAACGGTCACGGTCGGGCTCCGGGACACCCTCCGGGCCCTGGTGCGCCGGAAGCCGATCGAGGTCACCGTGATCGTCGGTGGCGACCCCGAGGTGATGAACGACGTGCTCGAGCTGGACTACAACACGCTGATCCCCGGGTCGACCCGCCGAGACGATTGGGACGCGCACGTCCGCGACGTCGTGACGGCGGCGCTCCAGGATGATCCGGAGCAGGCATGACCAACCCGATCGCTGACGCCGCCTGCTACCTCGCCGCCAACATCGACGCCCTGCGCCACGACGATGCACGGGGGGCTCGGTGAGACCGAGTCGCGCGTGACGGTTGAGCGATGAGGCGTTTGGGGGTACAGTAACGGTGACCGAGAGGAGCAGAGCATGGAGAAGGGGACGAACGCGGAGCTGGCGTACCGGGTGCTCGACCACATCGACGCACACCCGCGGCAGTGGGACCAGACGACCTGGATCCGCGACGGGGAGTGCGGCACCACGGCTTGCTTCGCCGGGTGGACCGTGCTGCTGAGCGGGCACCGGGTCGAGTACTGCCACAACTACGTGAGCTACTGCGGCACGATCGACGGCGATCACGTCTCGGTCCGGGCGGTCGCCGCGCGCGACCTGGGCATCCCTCTGGAAGTGGCGTGGTGGTCGGAGCTGTTCGCCGGCGGCGTGACCCGCGACCAGCTCGGCCGGCTGGTGGAGCAGATCTTCGGGCCGAGGCCGTCGTGACCGCGCGGGACTGGCGTGAGGCGATGGAGACCGACGACCGGATCCGCAGGGTGCTGGAGGAGACGGTGCAGGCGGCCGCGAGCTGGCACGCCGCCGCCCGGCTGATGGTGTCCGCCGAGCAGCAGCAGGAGTGGGCGGACCGGATCTACCGGGTGCTCGACCAGCTCGGCGAGGTCACCCGGATGGACGGCGGCACGGACGACGAGCGGCTGCTGGCCATCCTGATGCTGCTCGAGCCCAGGATCATCGAGGCGACCACCGACCTGCTCGACCTGGGCATCGTGGAGCCGTCATGAAGACCTGGCACCGTGGCCGCGGCGACGGCAACACGCTCGTGCAGGTGATGGCTGCCGTTGTCGCCGCCGCAGCGCATGAGGTTTCTAAGACCCCGTGCTGCCCGGACCACGAGCCGGCCGGACTGGAAGTCATCCAGTGCTGCTTCTCCTGTCCGGACGGAGACGAGGCCGGATCAAGCGACGAAGGGACCGGTCTGGCATGAGCGACTTCGAAATGCTGCAGAACCGGGTCCGTGCTCTCCAGCAGCAGGTGGCCGAGCGGGACGCGCGGATCGCCCGGCTGTGCCACGCCGCACCGGCGGACCGTCTGGACGTCCATGCCGCGCTGAACACCTACGAGACCGCCGCCGAGCCGGGCGTGACCCGGAGCCCGAACGAGCTGGACGTGGTGGGCGAGAACCACCGCCGTCTGGTTGCGTGGTGGTCGGCGGCGGGCGTGTGGGTCGGCGGCTGCTTGATCACGAACCAGGCCGACGCCGAGGCCCTGGCCCGTTTCATCATGCGGGAGGACGAGGACTGATGGACGAGGCGTCGCGGCGCGCGGATCATCACGTGGTGGTCCGGGACGGGTCCGTCTGGTGGTGCCGGTTCTGCCGGCGGACGTGGCCGTACCCTGCCCCCGTGCCCAGCCGGTCGCTGTGCGTCCCGCGGGCGTGGGGCGCCGAGCCTGCGTCGTTGCTGCCGAAGGCATATCGACCCGCCCGCGGCGGCCCGGGCCCGATCGATCAGCAGTGTGCCGAGCCCGGCTGCGGCGCCGGCAAGGGCGAGCGCTGCTGGGACCTACGGACCGGGGGGCGCACCGGCCGCAGGGCACCGACCAAGCGCCGCATGTCGCCGCACCCGGTGCGGCGCGTACCGAGAGGAGACACGTGATGATGCTTAGCACCGAGTCGCTGGACGCTCTGTCGACGTTCCTGAACGGGCTCGCCGAGCTGTCCGAGCAGACCGGCGTCACCCTGGCCCACTACGAAAGCGTCGTGCTGTCGTTCGGCACCGAGCAGGTCAGGATGTCCGGCGAGCCCGACGAGAACGGGCGATACGGCCTGGAGGTCTCGTGATCGGCACGAGGACGTTCGCCGTGATGGTGGTCCTGGCCGTGGCCGCCGGCGCGGTGGCGGGAACGGCCATCGGCGTGTCGCTCGCCGTCTGGACGGACCGCCTGCGCTATGTCCTCGGCGAGGTCGAGTGGGACGGGGCAGAGGAGTGACCGAGGACGAACTGCTGGCCGCGGTGATCGACCTGTGTCGCCTGCGGGGCTGCACCGTGGCGCACTTCCGCCCGGCCCGGGTGAAGGACCGCGACGGCTCCGACCGCTGGGTGACCGCGGTGCAGGGCGACGGCAAGGGCTATCCGGACCTGACCATCGTCGGCCCGGCCGGCGTCCTGTTCCGCGAGCTCAAGTCAGCGACCGGCACCCTGTCGCCGGAGCAGAAAGGCTGGTCGCTGAAGTTGCGGGCCGCGGGCGCGGACTTTGCGGTGTGGACCCCCGCAGACCTGCGCTGCGGCCGCATCGATAGAGAGTTGCGGGCGCTGAGGTCCCGCAACGTACCCGCTCACTGAGGAGACGATATGACCGACATGCAGGACGGCGATGTGCTGCCGGATCTGACCGACGAGGAGAAGGCCGCGCAGCGTGCGGCGCTCGACCTCGCGGTCCGAATGGGGGTGGGGGCCGCATCGTTCGTGAAGATGTGGAGTCCGGCTGGATATTTCAACCTCGCTCCCGCAACGCGCACTCGCGCAGAGGTGCACAGGGCTCTGGCCTTCCTGCTCTCACGCGGTCTGATCACTGTGAACACACAGGCGTTCGAACGGTGGTTCTCGATCGATTACGAGGTGCCCGAGCATCTGCGCGACGACGAGTACCTGGACAACGCGTTCGCCCGGGGGTTCTGATGACCGTCCGGATCAGCGTGACCTACGCCGCCACGGACGGCCGCATGCCGGAGAACGTGGAGATCGAATGGTCGGACGAACCACCCTCGGACGACGTGGTCAAGGTGGTCAGCCATCTGATGGCGGTACCCGATCGCGGGTATTCGATCGACCTGCCGGCGACCGCTCGGCCGGAGCTGTACAGCATCCCCGGACTGGCCGCCGCCGTCGAAATACCGATGAGCACGGTCGCACACGTGACCCGGGGGTGGCTGGAGCCGTACGACGGCGAATCGGACGCGAGCGTGGCCGCGCCCGTACTGGAGGACATCGTGCAGGGCCGGCGGGTCGTCCTGGTGGATCGGCCGGACGGCTTCGGCAAGGGATGGAGGATGGTTCGGTGAAGGTGCTCATCATCGGCGGCGACCGGCACGGCGAATGGGTGGACGGCCTGCCCGACGGCGTCCAGGTCTGGGTGGACATCCGCAACGCGGCGAACCACCGGATCCGCAAGATCACCCAGGGCGTGACGAACAGGGACACGGGCGAGGTGCTGGAGTCCTACGTCACCTACCTGGCCGTGCATGAGGCGCTGATCGGCCCGGACGAGCCGATGCACGTCCAGACGACGTTGGTCGACCTGGCGATGAACGAGTTCGCCCGGGCCCACGGCAAGCGGCAGGAGATTCCGAAGGAGCTGCACAAGTCGCAGCTCAGCATCCCTGACCAGCGTTCCGATCATCGATCCTGACCGATAGACTCGGGCGAGGCGCGCAGTACCGAACAGAGGAGACGACCATGCCGAACGTGCAGCCCGAGCAGCTTCCCATCCCTCCCGTCCAGTCCCGGCGCGGCTGGCCGTGCGCGAACCTGGCGTGCGTCGAGATCAAGCCTGACGGCACCGGCGGCTTCACCTTCACCAGCACAATCGCGGGCAACGACGGCTCGGTGACCTACACCGAGCAGGAGGTCCGCCAGTTCTTCAGCGACGTCAAGGCCGGCCATTGGGACCACCTGCTCGGCTGAGCTACCAAGGCGCGCGGCGCCAGCGGTAACGGCCCCCGGTCATCGCGACCGGGGGCTTTTTCGTGCCACGATGACGACATGAGGAGACGAGCGCGAATCGTGCTGACCGAGGAAGATCTGCACTACCTGCTGGCCCTGAATCCGGGCGAACGCATGGTCTCGGCATGGCCAGAACCGGTGTGTAACAGCATCGTCATCGGCATCGAGGGCGACGAGACGACCGACCTTCCCGAGATCGCACCCGGCATGGAGTCGGCGAAACTGGACCGGCCGCTCTCGATGGTCAAGCTGCGCGATACCCTGCGGGGTCTCGTGGCCGAGCACTTCCGGCAGGAGGGCGAACTGTCCGACGAGTGCTTCGGTGCCATCGGCAGGAAGGTGGTCGCGGAAGTCTTTCCGACCCTATCGGTGAACGATCCGCCTCGCATCGTGCCATGATCCGTCCATGGCGCGCGTGGAGACGGACAGGACAGGCTGGCTGCTCAAGCTGGTGGACGACGCGGAGACGTACCTCGCCAGGCTGGAGCCGCTGCTCGCCGAGCCGGAGTCGGCGGGACCGGACACCGGCACGATCGGCCGGCACGCGCCGGAGTCGTCCGAGCCGTGGGCGGCGGCCGCCGCCTCGGCCTACTGGGACCTCTACTTCGGCGCCGGCAATCTCGCCCGCGGCATGCGCTCGGCCGCCGGTCTGCACCTGCCGCTCTACAAGGACACCTACGGCCCCGAGGCGCTCGACATCGTCCGCAACTTCGCACCGACGGCGTCCGACACGGTGCTGCGCTGGGTGATCGGCGCGCTGGAGAAGTGGGTCGGCAACGCTCGCGGGGTCCCCGCGGTGGACGAGGATGAGCCGTGGGTGCCGCTGCCCCGTAACGGTGACCGGCAGATCGCTTGCCCGTACTGCACGACATACGGCCTGCGTATGCTCAAGCGCAAGGGCGAGGTGAGGTGCTTCTTCCCTAGCTGCTCCGATGCCGACGGCAACCCCACGCGGGCGCGCATGGAGTCCGGCCGGATGACCGGCGAGGAGCGCCTCGTCTTCGGAGACGGCACGACGATGGGCGGCGGCGCGTGATCTTTTCGACTGAGGAGCAGGACCGGATCGGGGCGCAATGGGCGCGCGCGTTCATGCGCGCGACCGGCGTGACAGAGGTGCGCATCCCGATGGAGGAGCTGGCCAGTTCGGTCGGCGAGGTGCGGTGGCTTGACGACCCGATGACCGACGAACGGGTCTTCCGCCTGAGCGTGCCCGCCGAGGTCATCGACGGCGAGGAGGTGCCGCCCGCCTTGGTGCTTGCGTCCGGAGAGCCTCACCGCTACAGCGGCAGCGCCCATCGACGGGAGATCGGCGCATGAGCAGCACGGGCAGGATGTCGTGGGGGCACGGCGAGGAGCACTGGCGGCGCGATGGGTCTGGCCGGCTGATCGGCCAGCCTCCACCGCCGGGCATGTTCCGTGGCCGGGCCGGAGTGCTGGTCGAGGTCGCGCCGAATCAGTTCGTGAGCTGGCAGATGCACGGCAGCTTCGGCCAGGTCGAGACCGAGCGCGAGGTGGAAGAGATCCAACTTGCCCCGCTGGACCGTTTCTATGCCCCCGGCCTGACCGTGGTTCGCTTCCAGATGGAGGGCATCCTCGGCGCGCTGGACGACCATGCGCCGCGACCGGACTGGGCGGAGCCGGCTGGCGAGATCGAATCCCGGCGCGCGCTGGAGGGGCGATGACGGCGCAACCGTGCGGCGCCCTGATGCCGCCGCTCCATGATGCCGGCTGGGAGTGCAACGGGACCGGCCTGATCATCGTGACGATGTGGCGCCGAATCAGCGCGCCCGATCTGCCGATCGTCCTGCCACGCCGGGCGCTTGAGATCATCGACCCCGAGCCGTGGTGGGACACGCCGACCCGGGACTTCACCGGCGGCGATCACGTTCATCTCTGCGTTCCCCGCCGTCCGACGACGTTCCAGGGTGACTCGACGCTCGTGTTCGGCAGCACGGCCATGCGGTTCAAATTCATCGGCATCAGCGACGGTGGCCCTATGCACGTCGCGTTGTCGCCGGAAAGGCTCCGTCATGATCTCTGATCAGTGGGAGTACCGCTACCGCGCGGCCCGGGCGGACCGGCCGCGCGACGACGGGGACGACGGCGACACGGTGCTGATGTTGCTCGATCAGGGGCTCAACGGCCGCGCCGAGGAGCAGATCCGGCTGGCCGGTGTGCTGGCCCCGGAGCGCAAGCAGTTTGGCGGCGCCGAGGCGGCAATGTTCACCGCTGAGGTTTTCGGGGAGGTGGAGGAGCGCTTCCGTGCCGCTCGCCGCCGCTGGCCGTTCGTGGTCGTCACCGAGCTGTCTCACGGACGGCGGGAGGTCAGCGAAGGCCGCTCGTTCGTCCGCTACGTCGGCCACGTCTGGGCGCGGGACACCGGCGAGTACCTGAACGACACGATCGCCGCCTTCCTCAACACGCATCCCGAGTGGGGCAAGGGCGTCTCGGCCAAGGCCGCCCGGGAGAACGGCTGATCGATGAAGCTGGAACGGTACCTAGGACGCGTGATCGGATGGCGCACGAGGAGCGGGCGTGTGTTCGTGATAGACGCGCTGACCGCCCGGGCGATCCGGAAGAGCAAGGCCGATGGCTGAACCGCACCTCGATCATCCTGGCGATATCAGCTGGTTCAAAGGGCACGGCCCGGCGCGGGTGCTCGGATCTTGCCCGCACCAAAATTGCGGGCACTGGGGGCAGTCGGTCATCGCGCACGGACCCAGCTTCGAGCGGTACGAGCTGGTCAATTGCGGCAGCCTCGATCGTGGTGACGAGTCGCCGTCGGACTGTGCCGGCACCTGCCGGGCATGGGTCAACAGTCGCGGCCATGTCGTCACGGAGTGGCTGCACGTTGACCTGGGCGATCCCGGGCCCCCGCGGCGCAATCCGCACTGCTCGAACTGCGGCGACACCCGCGGCGGCCCGATCGGTCACGAAACGTCCGAGTGCCGGATGATCCGGCCATGAGACGACGGCTGGCCTCGTGGTGGGCGCGCCAGTGGAGTGCCGAGCATGCCCTGCGCACGATGCTGATCGCTGCGCTGTACATCGTGCTGACGCTCGTCGTGGCGATCCTCGGCATCGTCGGCGTCCTTCCCTGATGCCACGGCCGGTCTGCCGTAAACCGGGAGGTGTCCATGTGCCGTACCCCGGTCCGCCGCTGCGGGTACATGCTGGTGGTATGCGCCGCCGCAATCAGCCTGACCGCTTCATCCGTGACCATGGCCGCCCTGATCGTCTACCTGCTCTCGCTGCTCGTGCGGTGAGGCTCGGGCGGGCGTGTCTCGTGCACCCAGAACACGACGAAGCCGTGCCGATCGAGTTGCACCACGTGCGTCCGCGGCCCCGGGGCGGAGGTGACGCGCAGGTAGTCCAGCTGTGTGCAAACGCGCACGGGAGGATCCATCACCTGCTCGACGATATCGAGGACTACGCTGCGGCCAGCCCGTTCGCCATCACGGACGAGGTGCTGCGCGGTCTTCCGCGCGGGGTGTGGGAGTGCTACACGGTGATCGAGCGCGGGATCGCCTACCGGGGCTGGCTGCACTACGGACTCGGCTTCCTCAACGGCCGATACGCGGCCGCCTACCGTTTCTGGCGCACCGACGGCACGCCGAAGATCGATGAAGCGCCGCTGTTCGCCGACCTCTACCACGCGGCCCGGTGGAGCAGGAAGTGGCGCCGCGAATTGGGGGCGTTGTGATGGGCTCGGTGGAGTGGATCGAGCGGACGTTCTTCGGCGGTTCATCGTGATCGACGGCCGAAGCGTTGTCCTGATCAGCGAGTGGAAAGCGCCCCCATCCAGCTCCTACCTCCTCGTCGACAGGCGGGAGTACTGCGGCGCTCGCATCTGGCCCTCCTGGGCGCCGCACTGGGTGACCTGCGGCTCAGTTGTACGGAATGGCAGGTGTGCCATGTACGGGCACCGGGCGGAGAATGAGCAGCATGGGCGAGTGGTGGCACGACCTGTGGAATGATCCGATGCGCGAGAACCCGTGGGCGTTCGGGATGCTCGTGCTGATCCTGGCGGCGCTGTCCGCCGCCCTGGAGATCGGTTACCGATGGAAGCGCGACCGGAGACGAAAGCAGGAGACGATGAACGATCCGACCAGCCCGGACCCGATCCGGATGCCGAACGAGAAGTTCTACCACGGTGGAGAGGTCCCGGAGCAGCCGCCGTCGGACGGATGGGTCATGAGCGCCGACGACAAGCATGCCGCCGAGCGGGACAAGGCCGCCGCCGAGGAAGCGATCGCCGCGGCGCGCGTGGACGAGCTCGGCCGGCCGCTCGATCCGACCGACGGCACCGTGTTCGAGGACGAGCAGGACCGGCGACGCTACGTCTTCAGCGGCGGCGCGTGGCACGAGGTCCCGTACCACGACCCGGACGTCGCGCTCGCCGGGCCGCCTCCCGGTGCCGAGGATCTGCGCGACGTGCAGAGCTACGGCCGCAGCGGCGACGAGGTGCAGGTGGTCACCAGGGAGCCCGGCGAGGAAAGCCGACGGTTGGCGACCCTCATGCAGACCGACCCGCGACTGATCGCCGATCCGCTCGGCGCGCCGATCGAGCTTCCTGTCGAGAGGTTGACGGATGATCAGGGCCGGGCGCTGCGAGACATTCGGGATGGCGAGTACGGGGAGGTTGTGCTGGCCGGGCCCCAGCCGGGCCGCAACATCCTGGCCGGTGCTCCGGTGACCGCGTCGGCTCCGGTGCCGGCGCCGATCGTCAGGGTCGAGCGTGAGACCTGCCCGCACTGCGAGGGGACCGGATACATGCCGAGCATCAGCGACAACCTCCGCGCCTCGATCGCCCTGGTCGGCGACTCCGGCGCCGAGATCGTGAAGGCTTTCTACGCCGAGCTGCTCAGCGTGGCGCCCGGCCTGGCCGACCTGTTCCCCGCCGACCTCCTGACCACCGACGCGACCAAGGGCCAGCGCGACAAGCTGCTCAAGGCCCTGATCGCCCTGTCCGACCTGTACGACCCCGCCGACACGGACAAGATGGCCCGGCTGGACACCGCGTTGAAGTCCTTCGGCCGCAGCCACGCGGCATTCGCCCGCCCGGACGGCACGGTCCGGGGTGCGACGTGGGAGGAGTACGCCGCCGTCAAGGAGGTTCTGTTCCGCACCCTGGTCGCCGCCGCCGGGACCGGCTGGCGCGCGGAGTGGACGGAGAGCTGGTCGCAGGCGTACGACTACGCCGCCGCCGTCATGCTCACCGAGCAGTACCGCTCCGGCTTCTCCGCCCCCCGCTTCCCGAGGGCGTGACGATGTGACCATCCTGCGGGTCTACGGCTGGGCGATGATCGTGTGCGGGATCATCCTCATGACCGTGGTCGGTGCCGACGCAGGGTTCGGGACGACGCTGTTCCTGTTCCTGCTCGGCGCCGCCGCGGCCGGCCTCGGCGTCTTCCTGCTCGTCTTCGAGCACCTGGCCGGGAGGTACCGGGGATGAGCGCCGGCATCGGGGAGCGGCTCGCCGTCCTGCGCGCCCGGCTCGACGAGGACGAGCGCGTCGCACTCGCGATCAAGGACGACGGATACGGCGACAACGACGGCGACGGCTGGAAACGCTGGGTGATCGAAGAGCGCGAAGGCGGGAATTCCTGGCCGTACATGAGAGCGCTCGGTGTGGAATTGGCTCACAGCTACGCCGACAACGTCCTCACTCCGCAGCGTGGCGAGCACGTTGCTCGCTGGGACCCGGCCCGCGTGCTGGCCGAGGTCGCGATCAAGCGGCGGATCCTGGACGAGCTGGAAGCGTTGCAGCACTATGCGTGGGACGGCAGGCCGGAGTACGGCTGTCCGAAGTTCGAGGATCGCCAGACCTGGCGAGCGGTGTGGGGTGACCGGCCGCAGGAGTGCACCTGCGGCCGGGATGCGCATGTGGAGCGGATGGTGGCGATTCTCTCGGACGACGCGCGATGAGCGCGATCACGCTGTCCGACGCGGCGCAGGCGCTCGACCCGCCGATGCCACGCCGGGAGCTGGCCCGGCGGATGAAGGGCGTCCCGCCCGTCGGTGCGCGGTACGGGCCCCGGGGCCGCCGGGCGGCGCTCTACCCCATCGCCGAGGTGATGCGGGCCCACGCCGGATGGGTGAGAGAGAAGGAGTCGTGCCGCTGACCGGCCCGGGCCGGCTGGCAGTTGGCGATCACCGGCTTGTGTGCCAGAATTCCGCACCAGAGGAGTATGCCTGATGACCGGCCCGGGCAAGCCCAAGCACGTCACCCGCTCCCCCGCCGCGATGGCCGTCGTGTACAAGCAGCGTGCCGATGCGGCGAGGATGCGACGCGAGGGGCACAGCTGGGACGAGATCGCCGCGACCTGCGGATTCGCCGACAAAGCATCCGCGTACAACGCGGTGAAGCGCCTGAACGAGCAGGAGCGCGACCTGGCGTACGAGGAGGTCACCCTCTGGCGTACGGAACAGCTGGCGCGCTACATGGACGTCCTGCGAGTCAACTGGCCGTTCATGAAGGCCGGCTCCGAGAAGCACGCGGCGATCGTGCTGCGGACCCTGACCCGGATCGACAAGCTGACCGGCGCCGAGGCTCCGATCAAGTACGACCTGGGGGAGGGCGATGTCGACCGCGCCCTCCGCGAGCTGGACGCAGAAATCAACCGACGAGCTGCTGAGGCTGCGCGACAAGCTGCGGACGGTGAAGGTTCGCCGCGGTGAGCTGATCAGCCTGCAGCGCTCCGAGTTCCGCGAGCGGTACCCGACCCCCGGCGCCCTGGCCAAGGCGTTGCAGGTGTCCACCCGGCAGACCCCCGCGCTGGACGCGATCGACGCGGCCCTGGTCGATCTGGCCGACGCGCCGGGAGCGACCGGCCGGCAAATGATCTTCGTCCCGCCGCAGGAGGGCAAGAGCACCCGCACATCGTGCTGGTTCCCGCTCTGGCTGCTCGCGCAGGATCCGAGCCTGCGGATTGCGATCATCAGCTACTCGGCCGAGAAGGCCGAGCGCTGGGGCAAGTGGATCCGGCGCATGATCCTGGCGTATCCGGAGCTGGGCATCACGCTGATGCCCGACTCGAAGGCGGTGCACAACTTCGAGACCACCGCCGGTGGCCGGGTGCTGTCGGTCGGCGTCGAGGGCGGCATCACCGGTGAGCCGGTGGACGTCATGGTCATCGATGACCCGCTCCGGGGGCGCGCCGAGGCGGAGAGCCCGACCTACCGCAAGCGGTGCTGGCAGTGGTGGGAGTCCGACTCCGCGACCCGGCTCAGCTCCCGTGGCCGCGTCGTGCTGATGCTGACCCGCTGGCACGCCGACGACCTGGCCGGCCGGCTGCTGAAGCACGAGCCCGGCAAGTGGAAGGTCCTGCGCATTCCCGCCGTCCGGGACCACAGCCAGCCGCTCGTGCGCGGCAACGACGGAGCGTCGGCGTACGCGCCGAACGGCGAGCTGATCAGCGTGCAGGGCCGGGCCGAGGGCTACTTCCTGGACCTGAAGGCGACCCGCTCGCTGTACGTGTGGAACTCGATCTACATGCAGACGCCGGTCGCGGCCGAGGGCAATCTCTTCTCCCGGTCCGACTTCCGGTACTGGAAGTACCTGCCTGCGGACCGCAGCCATCACGACGAGCTCGGCGGCGCGCGGGTGGAGGTCGAAGGCGTCCCGCTGTTCCTGTCCGACATGACGCGCTTCGTGACCATGGACCTAGCGGACAGCCTGAAAGCTTCGGCGGACTGGACGGTCGCGGCGGTCTGGGCGATCACGATGGACGGCCGGCTGCTGCTGCTCGACCGGCGGCGCAAGCGGCTCAACGAGGTCGATCACGTCACGCTGCTCACGCCGCTCTGCAGGCGGTGGGCGGTGCCGGACGTCTACGTCGAGCGGGGCTTCATCGGGACCACGCTGGTTCGCGACGCGACGATGGCCGGCATCCGGATCCAGCCGGTCACCCCGGAGAAGGACAAGGTCACCAGAGCCATCCCCGCGGCCAACCGGGTCCGCTCGCATCTGGTCTTCTGGCCGGACTTCGCCGAATGGCTGGACGAGTGGGAGGACGAAATCGCCGGATTCCCGACGTGGGCGAACGACGACCAGATGGACACCTTCTCCTACGCGGCGCGGATCTCCGGTGCGCACTGGACCCCACCGCCCAAGACGCCCCCGCCGATGGCCGGCGAGCACCGCCCTCGTGACCCGGCGTTCGAGGCGGCCACCGGCCTGCTCGGCGAGGTGGACCTCAACAGAGCCGAGTGGTGATCCGAATCATCAAGATGGCCAGTATTTGGTCCTGATCGCCTCGAGCAGCCACTCCCCGTACTGCCTGTCGAACTCCCGCTTGGTCCGATCCATCTCGGCGAAATCGAACCGGAGCAGAGCGGTCTCACCGAGAATGTCCTCCGGTCCGACCACGTAGACCACGTCGCCGATGTGGATCTCGTTCCGGGGGATGTTCGGATCGAGGATGACCGGAAGTCCCCAGATCATCGCCGCCGCCCGCGAGTCCGGCATCGGCGCGTCGCGCGGGTACGTGGCCACCTTGTCCAGCCCGGCCTTGAGCCACTCCCACGCCGGACCGTCGCCGACCCGGATGTCGTCGGCTCGCTTGAGTGCCTGCGTCTCGAAGATGTGCCGCATGTCCGCCGCCACCTGCTCACCGCGCAGTGCGGGCGGCGCCTCGACGGTGGCGCCGAGCTTCTGCCATCCGCTCGGCCAGACCCTCTCGTCCACGGCGGGCACCTCCTCTGGCGCTAGGAAGAACGGCTTCGACGCATCGATCGGGCCGTCCTTCGGCACAACCCCGGTTCGGTCCTCGTTCCACACGTAGTGCGGCCCAGATCCACTGATCTCCACCTCGAGCACGTCGTACGTCACCGGCTGCTCGGCCATCTCGCGCCGGACCGCCTCGCCTAGCGCGGCCGACAGTTGCCTGGTCGTGGCCATTCCGGCGAGCGACACGCGGGTGATCCGCTGCACTCGGCTGGACGGCTCGGAGAACTTCCCCACGCGGCGTTCCCACACTCCCCCGCCGGCGTCCGCCCACCCCGGCCAATCGTCGCCGCGCCGATCGGCGACATCCTCGCATGCCGATCGGTCTGTACCAGCGCCGAGGACGTGCCCGTCCTCCGTCAACACGTAAACGTCCATGCCCTGATCGTAGGAGGTGCCATGCCGTACGCCGACGCACCGCGCACCGCGGCGGGCACGATGGGCACGCAGTACGACGTGCTGGCGATGGACCTGTACGAGAACGTCCCGGCGCTGACCTACCCGCTGTCGATCCAGACCTACGCCAAGATGCGACGCGACCCGCAGATCTCCGCGGTGCTCAAGGCGTACACGCTGCCGCTGCGCGGTGCGTCGTACGCGGTCAACCCGCGCGGCTGCCGGGACGAGGTCGTGCAGCTGGTGGCCGACGCATGGGGCCTGCCGATCGCCGGGGACAACGACGGGCCTGGCCCGGCCCGCCGCCGCGGCGTGGTATGGGACGACCACCTCCGTGTCGCCCTGCTGATGCTCACCTTCGGGCACTCCCCGTTCGCGATCCGCTACGACGTCGGCGGCGACCCGATGCGAGCACGGCTGGCCGAACTCAGCGAGCGGCTGCCGCAGACCATCACCGACATCGAGATCAACGACGACGGCACGATGCGGGGGATCCGGCAGCTCGGCCAGCGCCGGCTGATCCCCGCCGGAAACCTGCTCTGGTACGTCCACGAGCGCGAGGGTGCCGCCTGGCAGGGCCGCTCGATGATCCATGAGTCCTACGGGCCCTGGCTGCTCAAGCACGAGATGTGGCGCGTGCTCGGCCAGTCGAACCGTCGCTTCGGCATGGGCGTGCCCGAGGTGGCGACCGGGCCCAACCCGACGCCCGCCGACGTCACGGCGGCCGCCGAGATCGCGTCCGGCTTCCGTGCCGGCGACCAGACCGGCGTCGGTGTGCCTCAGGGCTGGTCGTTCAACCTCAAGGGACTGACCGGCTCGGTGCCGGACACCATGGGCTTCATCAACTACCTGGATGCCCAGATCGCCACGTCGGTGCTGGCCGAAATCTTCAACCTGGACACCTCGGCCAACGGGAGCAGGGCACTCGGGGACACCGTGGTCGGTCTGCTGCAGATGAGCTGGAAGGCGATCGCCAGGGAGATCACCGGCCCGGCGACCCAGCTCAACGTACAGATGGTCGACTACAACTTCGGCGAGGACGAGCCGGTCCCGGCCATCCTGTGCACGGACATCGCGCGGCCCGAGATCACCAGCGAGGCGATCAGCGCGCTGGTCACCTGCGGCGCGCTGACACCCGACCTGGGCATGGAGAACGACCTGCGTAACCGCTATCAGCTGCCGGTCATCAAGCAGCGCCCCGCGGCGCCGCAGCCGGCACCCCCGGACGCCGGCTCCGCGAACGACGCCCCCACCACCGCGGAGCCGGCGGCCGGCCGCACCAACGAACAGGTCCCGGCGTGACCGACGTCGAGATCCGTCAGCCGGTGCCGCTGCGGACCTTGCCCAACATTGAGCTCGCCGCCGTCGGCACCTGGAAAGCATCGACCGGCGAGACCACGTTCACGCTGCAGGACTTCACGGACGCGGTCGCCGCCCTGGACTGCCCGGGCGTGCGCAATCCAGTGATCAAGCTCGGCCACGACGAGGAAGACTCGACCTCGGGCGTGCGCTGGGACGGCGAGCCGGCCGTGGGATGGGTCGCCAACATGCGCGTGGCCGGCGCGAAGATCGTGGGCGATCTGACCGGCCTGCCGGCGTGGCTGGCCGACGCGGACGAGAACGGGCTCTCGGTGCTCGCCGCGGCGTACCCGGACCGGTCGATCGAGATCTACCGCCCGTTCGTCTGCCAGATCGGCCACGCGCACCCGTCCGTCATCACCGCGCTCAGCCTGCTCGGCGTGTACGCGCCCGGCGTCGGCGTGCTCAAGAGCATGCAGGACGTCTACGCGGTGTTCACCACCACCGACGAGGAACCGGCCAAGGCTGCCGCAGGCAGCCGCAGGCTGACGGTGAGCGTCCGCCTCGCAGCCGCCGAGCCGCGGGAGCCGACGGCGATCGAGCGGCAGTCCGGCGTCGACTTCGCTCAGGTCGCCGAGCAGCACGCCGCGGCGCTGGACGCCCTGCTCGAGCAGTGGCCGGAGATCGCCGACGAGCAGCGTGCCGAGCTGGCCGCGCAGATCGAGACCGCCGTGGACGAGAACCCCGACGGGCTCGGCGCGCTGACGGTCACCTCCGCCGCCGCCGCGATCCTGCTCACCACCGCGATGACCGAGCTGGCCGCGAAGTCCGCCGCCGCGCAGGTTGCCGAGGCGCAGCAGCAGGGTGCCCGGCTGGCGATGCCGGAGATCACGGAGGAGACGGTCCGCGCGGATGCCGAGGCGGTCGCCGCCGCCATGGCCGCGAGCACCGCGAGCACCGCCGGGCGGACCGCCGCGCAGGCGCTCGGCACCGGCGACGGGCGGCACATCTCCACCACGACGCTCGACCACCTCGCCAAGCTGTCCGACCGGTTCCTGCGCGACCAGCTCGGCGGCGCGCTGAGCACCGCGCAGGCCCGGGGCCGGTACGCCGCGCTGTACGGCTACGACGGCCCGGTGGACGTCTACGCCAGCGAGATCAACGACACGAACGCCTGCGCACCGTGCCGCGCGATCGACGGCAGGAGGTTCGACTCGCTGGACGAGGCGATGGGCCAGTACGGCGCCGGCAAGTACGTCGGCTGCCTCGGCGGCGCGCGGTGCCGTGGCCAGCTCGTCGCCGTCTTCGGTCAGGCCGCCTCGGCTCGGCTGTCCACCACTGTCCGCATGACCATGGGAGGCCCGATGGGCACCACGACCGGCGGCGCCGTCAAGGCGTCCGTCTCCGTCGAAGACATCAGCCGGAAGTACTACGAATCCGCCGGCTACTCGATGTGGATCGCCGCGATGCACGTCGACCCGCTCGAGCTCATCGCGGCCGACGACGCGACCGGCAAGCACTACCGCATCCCGGTCGAACTCAAGGGCGAGGAGTTCACCTTCGGCGAGCCGCAGGAGGTGGCCATCACCTACCAGGACGTCAAGGCCGCCGCGGCGTCGCTGCCGGTGCGTTTCTCCGACCGCAAGGCGGCATTCGCCGCGGCCGGCAAGCGCGAGGACGGCTCGGACATCGTGGCCAAGGACGTGTCGCCGGCCGGCGCCGCGATCCGCAAGGCGGCCGAGCGCACTGCGGCGGCGAACGCGACGGTCGTGGAGACCGAGGTCCCCGTGGCCGCCCCCGCCGAGGAAACCCAGACACCCGACGCCGACCCGGCGACCGGGCCCACCACAACCCCGAAGGAGGCGTCCGTGGACGCAGCCAAGATGCGGGAGGCGCTGGGTCTCGGCCCGGACGCCAGCGACGACGAGGTCCGCGAGGCGTTCGCCACGCAGGTCTCGGCGTCGGCTCCCAAGACGGAGCCCGCGCCCAACCCGCTCGCGGTGCTCACCGCGAAGCTCCCGGCTGGTGAGCAGCCGATCCTGGTCGACCCGGAGAACTACAAGGCCCTGCTGAGCATGGCCGTCAAGGGCGAGCAGGCGTACGCCGAGGTGCAGAAGACCCGGCGGGACCAGGTGCTCTCCGCCGCGGCGAAGGAGGGCCGGTTCCCGGTCTCCCGCCTCTCCACCTACAAGGAGATGTGGGACAAGAACCCGGAGGCCACCGAGGCGTACATCAACCTCATGCCGAAGAACACCGTCCCGACCCTGGCCGCCGGCGTCCTCGGCGCCGAGATCAACCAGAACGAGGTCGACCAGGTGTACGCGGCCTACATGGGAGAGGCGGCCCACTGATGGCGGAATACAGCCCGAAGTTCCCGGGAACGGGCGCCCCGATCACCTTCCAGGCCAGCGCCACAGTGACCGGCGGCCGGCTCGTGGAGAACACCGGCAACGGCACGGTCGGTCCGGCCGGCGCCGCGAGTACCAAGGTCGTCGGAGTGGCCGCGCACGACGCGGCCAGCGCGGGCAAAGTCGTCGTCTGGCCGCTGCCCGGCATCGTCCACGAGGTCACCGGCACCGGCGCGATCAGCGCCGGCGACAACCTGGCCGCCGGTGCGGCCGGGGTCGTCGCCGCCATCGGCGCGGGCACCTTCGGCCAGCTCGTCGGGGTGGCCGTCGCGCCTGCCGCCGACGGCGCGATCGTCCGGTTCCTCGGGCGCTAAGGAGAGCTGATCAATGGCTATCACGTATCCGCCGTCGGCTCCCACGCTGACCGGCGACGTCCTGACCATCTCGCGGTTCCTCAACACCCCGACGGCGGTCGCCCGGCGTCTGCGGACCATCGCCGAGAACCGCTTCATCGCCGACGCGTTGCTGAGCGGCCGCATCGAGGGTTCCTCGATCCTCTACGAGACCGACGAGTCCATCTACACGGCCGCGGCCCCCGAGGTCGTTGCGCCGGGCGGCCAGTACCCGCGCACGCTCGCCCCGACCGGCACGGCGGCCGTCGCCAACCCGGTCAAGTGGGGCGAGGAGGTGCCGGTCACCGACGAGGAGATCGGCAGGTTCCGCGGGCAGGCCGTGGAGCGCAACCTCCAGAAGATCGTCAACTACCTGATCTACACCGTCGACTCGACGGCTCTGGCGGTCATCAGCTCGGCGGTCACGCAGTCGGTCACCGCCGTGGCCAACTGGAACGCGAACGGCGCGAACATGCTGCTCGACCTGCTGCGCGCCAAGGCGACCATCAGGGCCCTCAACAAGGGCTACGAGCCAAACGCCGTCGCGGTGGACGACTTCGCCTTCGCGTACATCATGGGCAACTTGAACCTGCTCGCCACCATGGCGCGCGAGTCCAACACGACGGTCTCCATGACCGGCGACCTGCCGGTGCTCGCGGGCCTGACCGTGATGCCCACGCCGAACCTGCCGACGGCGGGCCAGGCGATCGTGGTCGACACGTCGGCTCTCGGCGCGCTCGGCTACGAGCGGATCCCCAGCCCGGAGTACCAGGGCGACCCCGCCAACGGGATCGAGACGATGACGCGCCGCGACCCGGCCGCCAACGATTCGTGGCTGGTCCGCGGCCGCCGCCCGGTCGTTCCCTTCGTCCAGGAGCCGGGGGCCGGATGCAAGATCTCCGGCATCGGCACCCTGACCTGATCGGAGATCGAGATGTACCTGGTCCACTTCACCAAGCTCGATTTCCAGAAGACCGACCCGGACGACCCGAAGGTCCCGATGGGCGATCCGGTCACGATCGACCGCGGCCAGCCGGTCCCGGACTGGGTGACCGAATTCCAGATCAACGCGCTGCTCAACGCGGGCATGGTGGTCTACGCCGCCGACCGCGACCCGGCCATGGTCCCGCCGCAGGCGCTGCCTGCTCAGGTCCGGACGCCGGATCAGCCGGTCGTGCTGCCGAGCGACCCGAACGGCGTCGCGCCGGTACTCGCCGACCGCGAGCAGGAGGACTTGCCCGAGTCCTCCGAGCCGGCCCGGGACGCCACGCCGGTCGCCCCGCCGGCGGCGCCCGTCGCACCGCTGCCCGACCTGCCGAAGGCGGCCGACAACAAGGAGACGTGGGAGCAGTACGCCACGCATCCGCGGATCGGCATGTCCCTCGCCGAGGCCGAGGCGATGAACAAGGCCGACCTCATGACCGAGGTCAAGCGCCGCCACGCCGCGGCGTCCGAGCAGTGAGCAACGGGGCGGCGGGGAAACTCGCCGCCCCATCGCTCGATCAGCTCAGGATCGGAAGGCGCGACGCGAATCGGGTCACGGCCAGGTCGCCGCGCCGGACAGCTTCGATCTCGTCCTGAAGCTCGGCAAACCGGGTGCGGGCCAGGGCAAGCGCAGCGGCCGTGTCTCCGTTGGCCACATTCAACAGGCCGGTCGCGTTCGCCGCGATGAACCGGCTCAGCGACAGTGGGGCGAACTCGTCGGCCCAATTGCGGGCGGCGGCCATGACCCGCTCGGCCGCAGCGGCGGCGTCGGTGATCCGCGACGCCCGGACCCGCGTCCCACGCTGAGCCAGCTTCCGGGCGGCGCACGTCGTGCCCGCGTAGATGATCTCCTCGGTGTTGCCGTCCGCGTCGAGCACCGCCAGCATGACGACCCGGCGAAGCTCGGCCTTGCCGCAGATCTCGCAGGTGTCAGTGTCGTCCGTGATGCCGTGGATGCGATAGCTCGTCATGGCTCTACTGTACCCCCACTAGCCTTGCCATACAAGAGGGAGGCGACATGGCGTTCGTCCGACATCAGACGCTCACGCCCGCCACCGTGGCGACCTTCACCATGACCGGCAACGAGTCAGCGTTCGAGGTGATGAACCGCAACGGAGCGGGCGAGGTCTACATCAGCCACGACGGCACGGCGACCCCGGCCAACCCGACCGTCGGAGGCAACGACTTCGACGTCCTGCCGGCCGCCGTGGGAGCGACCGTTCAGCTTCGCCGATCCGGCCAGCGCTCCATCGTCGTCAAGCTGATCAGTGCCGACGCCGTTGCCGTCAGCGTGCGAGGACTGGCGTGATCCCTGAGATCGCCCGGACGCCCGGAGCGGTCGGGCAGCCGTTGCGGCCCTCCGGTGACGTCACCGGAGCGCGGGACACGGCCGCCATCAACGCCAGCCTGATCAGTCAAGGGCGGACCTTCCTGGCTCCGGGTGCGTGGTACGTCAGCAGCATCGGGATGGTCACCAACAATCGCGTCCTGCAGGGCAGCGGGCCGGCCACGGTGCTCAACGTGATCGCCGGCCAGCCGGGGATCACGCTGACCGGGCCGGGGAACGTACAGGTCTCCGACCTGACCATCTCCGGCGGCACCTACGGCATCGTCGTGAACGGCGCCTATGACGCCCAGTTCGAGCGGCTGCACCTGACCGGACAAACCTCCGGCGGAGTCCAGGTCAACGGCGATCTCGCCACCGAACAGCACTGGGTGGACGTCCTGATGCGCGGCGTGGGTGGGATCGGGTTCGCCATCAACCGGACGACCAGCATCTACACCGGATCGCTCTACATGGACCGGGTGCGCATCGTCGAGCCGGCGGCCGGCGCGACCCACGGCTTCCGGTTCAACTCCTCGGCCGGCAGCCCGAGCCTGAACATCGCCTTCATGAGCCAGTGCGTGGCGGACAACTACGCGGGCGATGCCTACATGGCGAACAACTGCGGGCAGATCTTCGTGACGAATTCCTGGTTCGCGATCAATGCGTCCGCCCCGTCCGGCGCCGCGGCGATGCGGATCACCAACGCGTTCCAGCACTCCTACTCGGGCTGCTACTCGTACTCCGGCCGGACCGATCCCAGTGTGATCCTCGGCGGCACCCAGAACGGGACGCTGATCGAGGGCCACGTCTTCGACGGCATCCCGACCGGAGTTGCTCTCGGTCTGAGCACCGCCACGTCCACCGCGTACCGGATCGGCAGCTACGCCAACTACTGCGGCACTCTCGCCGACGTCCCGGACAGGATGACCGTCCGGCAGCCGGTTCTCCCCGGGACCACGGCCAAGCACGGCGAGGAGATCTTCTCACGGATGCTCTGCAACGCGTCCGCCCAGCTGACACCGGGAACGCTGATGCTGTCCTTCTTCACGGCGACCAAGGATGAGTTGATCTCCACCGTGGAAGCCATGACCGGCGACGCGCGGGTCGGCGGGACCTACGTCGGGTACGGGCTGTACACCGTGGCGGACAACGGGGACATCACCCTGGTAGCCAAGGCGGAGCAGACGGCCGGACTGACCTTGTGGGGGTCGGCATTCCAGCCGATCGGCGGCTTCGACACCAAGCTCGGTCTCACCGCGACCTATCAGAAGCGTGCGGGCCAGCGCTATGCCGTCGGTGCGCTGCAGGTCGGCGGCACCGGCGCCAAGCTGATAGCCAACCTGCAGAGCAACGGGACGCCGGGCTCGAGTCTGCCGGTCACCGGCACGCCGCTGGGGATCATCTCGGCGCAGAAGTCCGGCCAGACCACCATCGGGACCGTGGGGTCGACGACGCATACCCTCGCCAGCCTGAGCGGCTGTGGCTACGCGCCCTACTTCGTCCTGAACTGAGACTCCCGGCCCGCGCCCGCCGGGACACGGGGCGCGGCGGCGAACTCGTCTCCCGCCGCCGCGCCCACCCCGACCACGAGGAGGCCCTGATGGGCAACGAGACCGCACGAGCCCGCGACCTCCTGGCCGTGGGGGCCGGAGCCGTCGCGCGAGACGGTGCCTTCGGCACGACGCACTGGACCGTGCAGCGCTGGGACGACGAGCAGACCCGGTGGGCCGAACGGGCGCTCGCCGCCTTGGGTGACCGGCCCGGATGGCGCGGGCCGGGCGGCGGAATCGCGCCCGCAGGATTCCAGGCGATCTATCTGCGTCCGTACTCGGTGACCGAGGTCGTCGGCAACCTCATCACCAACGCCGGGTGGACGCGGCTGATGAACCTGCTCACCGCGCAGGGCGGCACGCAGGCGCTGAGCGCCACGGCGACGCGCATCGGGGTGGGCAACGGATCCACGGCCGAGGCTTACGCGGACACCGACCTGGCCGCCGCTGCGGGCGCGGGAAACCGGTACTTCCAGCCGGTCACCGGCGCTGGCACGCTCGGCACGCGGACGCTGGCTTTCTCGGCGACGTTCGGCACCGCCGACGGCAACTTCGCGTGGAACGAGTTCGGCATCGACGTCGGCACTCCGACCGTCTCCGGTGGCACCACGGTCAACGCCCTGCTGTTCAACCGCAAGGCGGGCATCGCGCAGGGGACCAAGGCGTCCGGGCAGACGTGGACGGCGACTGCGACCATCACCTTCACCTAGGAGACACGGCATGGCGATCGGCAGGACTCTGACCAAAGCGGAGCTGGACAACGCGACCGGCTCTGTCGTCTCGTCCCTGTACGCGACGATGGACAACGTCGACAAGATCGCGGCGGTGCTGGACGGCTACACGTCGGCGCAGCTGGTCTCCGCCGGCCTGTGCGTGGACACCACCGACGGGGACAGGCTCAAATCCGCGTGGACGGACCTGAAGAACCTGTCCGCGATCTGGCGCGGCTCGGCGGCCACCGGCACCATGCCCCGCGACCACCGGGCGTTCGCGAAGTTCCTGCTCGGCACCGGCCTGTACTGATCCGGTGACCTGTGGCGACCCCGCCCACGTTCGTCGCCGAGTACGAGGTCGCGGACTGGCTCAGCTCCACCACCCCCAGGACCGGGTCGGTGACGGTGGCCGCCGGGGACTACCTGGTCGTCATCGCCGGCACGGAGAACAACAACGGGCTGTCTACGCCGTCCGGGGGCGGGCTGACGTACACGCCGCAGCAGACCGTGGACACCGTGAACTTCGCCGGCTGCACCGTGTGGACGGCGCCGTGCGCCACGTCGCAAACCTTCACCCTGTCGATGATCAACACGCTCGCGAACAACTTCGGCTGGAACGCGCTGCGGTTCTCCGGCAGCGGCGGGATCGGCGGCAGCGCGAAAACCACCGGCTCGGGAGCACCGTCCCTCGCCGTCACCACGACCGGTGACAACTCCGCGATCGTGGTCATCAACACCGACTGGAACGCGCTCGACGGCTCGTCGCGGGTGTGGCGCACCGTCAACGCAGTCACTCCGACGTCCGGGAACGGGCTCGAGGTCACCTACGCCCGCAGCCCGATCACGTACGGGGTGTACGGGGCGTACTACAGCGACGCCGGGACGGCCGGGTCGAAAACCGTGGGCCTCAGCCAGCCGACCGGGCAGGCGTACGCCACCATCGCCGTGGAGGTCCTCGGCACCGCGTCCGCCGGCCCGCCGCCGCCCTATCCGCCGCGCCGTCGCGGACCGAACTACCGGAGGTGACCCGATGCCCCTGACCGACATGGCGCGCTTCGGCGACGAGGATCTGCCGCGCTGCAAGGCCAAGCCGACCAAGGCCGACATCGCGGCACGCCGGGAGATGCGGCGCGACACGTGGGAATGCGCGCTGCCCGCCGGTCACGCGAAGTTCGACGACCCGCGCCACCACCCGCACTCGTGGGTCATGACCGGAGAGGACGACTGACCATGGCTGTCCTCGTCCCCGCCCGGATGTACACCGTGACAACGGTGATCACCAACCCGGGCGCGGTCACGAACCTCAACATCCAGGCGAACGCGACCAAGCCGTTCACGGTCATCCGGGTGACGATCGACCTGGCGCAGTCGACCATCCCCACCTCGGCGAACTGCCGGGTTCGCCTGGTCCGCAAGACCGCGGCGCCGACGGTCACCTCCATCGCGGCAAGCACGTTCCTCAACCACGACCCCACCGACGCCGACTCCGGCGTCACGGCCGGGCACACCGCCACCGCCGAGGGCACGGACGGGGACTACATCGAGCTGGGATGGAACTCCTCGTTCGGCTTCGACTTCGCGCCGACGCCGGAGGAGTACATCGTGGTCCCGGCCGGAACGGGGAACGGGTTCGGGATCAAGTCGAACGTCGCCCCGCCGAGCGGGAACTACGCCTTCCGGATCACGTTCCACGAGATCGGCTGACCCGTGCCGGGCCGCGTAGCGCGGTTCCGCCGGGGTACGGTCACCGCGCGGCGGCAGGTCCGCTTCCCGCTCGCGGCGGGTCCTGCGGACATCGCGCTCACCGAGTCCGGTGCGGCGGCCGACAGCCTGGCCGTGGTCGTCGCGGCCGGTCTGGCTGAGACCGCGGGCGGTGCCGAGGCGCTGACCGCGACGGCGCCGATCGCGGCGACCGACGCCGGTGCCTCGGCAGATGCTCTCACCAGCGCGGCAATCGCGGCGCTGGCCGAGGCCGGCACCGCTGCCGATGCGCTCACGGCGGCCGTGAGCGCGGCGCTGGCCGACGCGGCGGCGGGCAACGACGCGCCTACCGGCTCAGCCACGGCGGCTCTCGGCGACGCCGGCGGGCAGACCGAGGCGTTGTCGGCGACCGCGGCCGTCCCGCTGGCCGACACGGCATCGGCAGCGGACGCGGCCGACAACGGTCTCGGCACGTCGAAGTCGCTGACCGAGACGGCCGCGGCGGTCGAGTCGGTGGCCGTCGCTGCCGCGGCCGGTCTGGCCGATGCCGGAACATCGGCCGAGACCAGGGCGATCGTCGTCTCGGCGCCGTTGCCCGATGCCGGGTCCGCTGCCGAGACCGTTACGGCCGGCGCGGTGATTCCGCTCGGCGACACGGCCGGCGGCGCCGAATCGTTCGACAACGGACTGGGGACGGCCAAACCGCTCGCCGAGGCCGGGTCCGCCGCTGACTCGCTCACCGCATCGGTCACGCTGGCCGTGGGCGATGTGGCCGCGGCGGCAGACATGCTGACCACCGCGGCGGCCGCGGCGCTGCTGGACGCGGCCGCGGCGGCGGAAGCGGCGACGACCACCGCATCGGTCACGCTGACCGACGCCGCCTCGGGTGTGCAGTCCCTCGGCGCGGCGGTCACGCTGGCTGTCGCCGACGCCGGGTCGGCATCCGACGCCGGTACCGGGCAGGACGTGGCCAACGTGTCCAAGGCACTCTCCGACACGGCCGCGGCCGCCGACCGGCTCAGCTTCGTACCGTCGCTGATCGCCGGATCACCGGCCGTCACCGGGGACAGCGGCACCGCATCGGTCACGGGTGACCCGGCCACGCAGACGATCACGGGCGACGCACTGCTCGCCCGTATCACGTAGGAGGGGCGATGCCGCAGACCGTGTACGACGTGGGCGATCCGATCACCTCGCGGCTGAAGCTGGGGGTGACGCCCGACGGGACCACGACGCCGGCGGTCACCGTGCAGCGGCCCGACGGCACCGCGATCGCGGCCACCCCCGGTGCATGGGCCGGCGACGAGATGACCGTGCAGTTCTACGCCACCGACGACGGGACGCCGACGGGCACCGTGCTCGACGCGGCGGGGGACTGGCTGGTCGTCTGGTCGATCGGCGGGAAGGGCGCCTCGGTCACGGCCAAGGTCTACAGCGTGGCGCCGCTGCCCGGCACGGGCACCCGGCCGTCGTGGTCGCCGTTCCTGTCCGACGTCGCCGATCACGTGCCCTTTCTGACGATCGACCCGACCGTTCCGGGCGAGCAGGTCTACCTCGGGACCTTCACCGGATCGACATCGCCCACCGACGAGCAGGCGCAGCGGCACGTCGATCAGGCGGTGGCTGCCGTCGGTGCCGGTTTCACCGTGCTGACCGGGCAGCTGCCGCGCATGGCCCGCGCGGTGGCCGCGATCCGGGCCGCGGCAACTCTGTGCCGCGCGTTCGCCCGGACCGCCGACGAACGGGCCAAGGCCGACGCGCTGGAACGGCAGGCGGCCGCCGACCTGAAGGTGCTCGTCGCGGCCGTGGACAACGCGGGCGCGTCCTCGCTCGATCCCCGACCCGTCCTCATCGCGCCGGATCCGGTGCAGTGGGGCGACAACCTCTTGCTGTAGGGAGAGATCATGACGGATTTCGCGGCCGACGCCGGCAACACGACGACCGGCGGCCTGCTCACCGCGCGGACCGGTACGGGCTCGGGCGACACGGTGCCGGCCGGCGCCCGGATCATCGCGAACGCGGCCGGCGCCCTGACCATCACGCTGACCAACGCGCAGACCGCCGACGGCCTCGCGGTGGCCAACAAGACGCATGCCCTGACCACCGGCCAGGTCAAGTCCTTCCGGGTCAACCCGCTCTGGGGCGACGCGAACGGCCGGGTGCCGATGGCGGTCACCACGGGCACACCCAGCCAGCTGACCTACTATATTACCGATTAACAGCTTTTGCCCGAATCGACCTTTTCGCTTCCCTGCTTTGATCTCTGCGACTGACTGGAGAGATGAACATGCCGTACGCACTGCGGGCCATCTGCGCGCCGGGCACGATCGTGCCGGGCTACCAGCGCGGGCACGAGATCCTGCCGGGCGTCATCGACGCGTGGGAGCTCGTCGAAGGCGAGGACTGGCAGGCCGACCGACCGGAGGGCGCCATGGTGCCGACCGTGCCCCGGCCGGACGCGGGCGCCAACCGGGCGGCGTGGGAGGGCTACGCGATCTCGCGCGGCATGCCGGCCGACAAGGCGGCGGCCGCGACGCAGGAAGAGCTGGAGGCGGTCGGTGACGAGCCGGCGGCCGAGGACCACCCGCGGCCGGCGGACTCGGCGCGCAAGTCCGAGTGGGTCACGTACGTGAACGACCACCCGCAGGCCACCGACGAGGATCGGGCGTGGGCCGGCGACGACTCCACGACCAAGGCCGACCTCATGGCCTGGCAGCCGCGTCCGGCCGATCCGGTCGCGGTGGCCGCGACGGAGCAGGCGAACGGCTGAGCCGATGGCAGAGGTCCGGTACGTGGTCGAGCCGAAGTTCGAGGTGGGCCTGCTGCGCATCGCTGAGCCCGTGCTCGATGAGGCGGCGGTCGTCGTCGCCGCCGGCCAGAAGCGCCGGATCCCGGTCAGCGAGGACGGCAGCAACGGCCGTCCTGCCGGTTACGCCCGGGACCGGATCCACGTCGAGCGCGGTGCCGATCTGATCGGCCCGTATCGCGACGTCGGCTCGGACGCGATGAGCCCGGACGGCTACAACTACCCGATCGGGCTGGAGCTGGGCAACCGGCGGCACACGATCGAGAGTCACGGCGACTACCCGCTGCGCAACCGCAAGACCGGCCAGATCTTCGGCCGCCGTGTCGACCACCCCGGCAACCAGCCCTACCCGTGGTGCCGGGCCGCGCTCGCCGACCTAGCCGGACGGACCTGGCGATGACCGCCGTCACCTACGCCGACGCCATCGGGGCCATGGCCGAGTGGATCAACTCGCGGACGGGCACGCTCGTCGGGGCGGGTAATCCGCTGCAGATGGGCGCCCACCTCAAACACCCCGAGGGCGGTAACCCGGCGGCGTACGCGTTCCTGGAAGAGGGGTTCTCGATCCGCAGCGAGGACAGCCCGGAGAGCCCGGACATGCTGGCGGTGATGTCCGCGCAGGTCTACGCGGGAACCCGCAAGGCGGCCTCGGATGCGGCAACCGCTCTGGCCGAAGAACTGAGCACCGAACTGACCGGGCGCGGCACCTCCGTCACCGGCGCCAGGATCATGGTCGCCGACGACATCCAGGGGCCGCAGTGGCAGCCGGACCGGGAACTGCCGCGCTACCTGCTCGGCTTCACGGTGCGGATCCGGCCGGAATGAGACGGCGAGGACGGGTCGTCGTCGCACTGACGATCGCCCTCGTCCTCGCCGCTGTCGTGATGGGCGTGCTGATCGATCTGCTCTGGAGCTAGATCCTCGCCCGGCTGCGCTCCCGCTCGATCTGCTCCAGATCGTCCCGGATGTCCTTGATCAGCGCAGCCAGCACCTCGGCCTCCGCGTTCATCTGGCCGAACTTCGAGGTCAGGTCGTTGCGGAACCGGATGAACCGGAGCACCGCACGTCCTGGCTGTTCCATGCCTGCCTGCATCAGGGCGGACCTCAGTTCGTTGGGGTCCATGTTCCTGAGGCCCGCCACCTCGCCGCAGATGGTCTCCATGGCCTCGTTGATCAGCCGGACCTTCGCCGCTGCCACGGCGAGCATCTCCTGCGCCTTGGACATCGCCACTCCTCTCGTTGGTCGAATACTCACTGTACCCCCAACGAGAGATCACCTCTAGACCACCCGGCCCCACGAGGGGGCGGGACTTCAGAATGCCGCACGAGCGGCCTGATCTGAGGAGTGATCCATGCCCGCTGTGACCGTGCCCAAGGGCGCCTTGTCCTTCGGCGCCGGCTACCTGTTTCACGCTCAGCCCGGCGCTGCGGCGCCGGCGAACACCGTGGCCGGCAGCGTCTTCACCGACAACTGGCCGGTCGGATGGAACCTGTTCGGCGTCACCCGCGAGGGCCACACGCTGAACGTCGAGATCGACACCGAGGGCGTGGAGGCGGCCGAGTACCTGGACCCGCTGCTGACCGTCACGACCGGCCGGACCATCACGGCCGAGTTCGAGCTGATGCAGATCCACCTGACCAACTTCCAGCGCGCCTTCAACGGCGGGACCAAGGCCACCTCGGGCAGCGGCGCCACGCTGCTCACGACCTACACCCTGCCCGCGATCGGCGCCGAGGTGCGCTGCCAGATCGGATGGGAGTCCGTTGACGGCACGGAGCGCTGGTGGGGGATGCAGGCGTTCCAGACCGGCGGCGTGGCGATCCAGCGCCAGAAGGGCGCGGACAACGCGTCGCTGCCGCTGACCTACACGCTCGAGCCGGACGCGAGCTCGCAGCCGGTGTACTTCGCATCGGCGGGTACCACTCGTGGCTGATCTCCTGCAGGGCCCGGGCGCGGCCCGTCAGGAGGCGCCCAGCTACGAGCCGCCGATCGCGCGACAGGTCGGGGAAACCCCGGAGTTCACCACGCACACCGCGCAGGCCGCGGCCGAAGGCGTGGTGCTCACGGACGGGGACTACCTGGACTTCTTCGGCGAGAAGTTCCGGCTCGCCGACCGTGTCGGCCTCATGCCGATGATTCACTTCGGGTTCGCCAGCAACCAGGGCCTCGACTCCGATGACATGGAGGGCCTGGCGGCGATGTACAAGCTGATCCGCTCGGTCATCCATCGCCCCGCCCTGGTGGACGACGAGGGCAACCGGCTGCGCGACGCCAACGGCAAGATCCTGCGCGACGAGTCTGAGTGGGAGAGATTCCAGCAGGTCGCCGAGGACGAGCTGGCCGAGGGTGAGGACGTCATGGGCTTCGTCAACAAGGCGATGGAGATCATGTCTGCCCGCCCTCGCAAGCCGCGATCGGTCTCCTCAGGATCCTCGCGGCCAATCTCGGAGACGTCGAAGCCCGTCTCGTCCTCGCCGGCCACGCGCCCGATGCCGGATGGTCTCGTGCCGGTGTCCGCACTGGGCCGCTAGACGAGATGCCCATCCGGGTCGTGCTCAACGTGGTCTACGCCATGGCCACCGAGCACATGGACGCCAAGCAGAGGCGGGATTTCGACGACAAGCTGTACGGCTTCGATGCCGCGAACCAGGCGGCGAATAAGGCGCTCTGGGACCAGCGTGCCGCGGACGGAGGTGAGAGCTGATGGTGGCTCTCGCCTCCGCCTTCGTTCGTCTGCGGCCCGACCCGAACAAGGGCGAGTTCACGGCGACCGGCAAGGAGATGGGCGACAAGGCCGGGGCGGCAGCCGGTAAGGCGTTCGGTGATGGCTTCTACCGGGACGCCAACGGCAAGCTGCGGCAGGCGAACGGCCGGTTCGCCACGGACGCGCAGAAGCGGATGCTCGAAGGTGGCACCGCCGCCGGCGGCAGCTTCGCGGACGGGTTCGGCAAGGGCTCGTCGCGGATCATGGATTCGCTCAAGAACAACCTCAAGATGGCGGCGGGAGTCTTCGTGCCGCTCGGCCTAGGCGCCGCCGTCGCCGAGATCGGCCAGATCGGCATGGCGTACGAGGACAACCTCAACATCTTCAAGTCGGTCAGCAAGGCGACGGCGGCGGAGATGTCGACGGTCGCCGACAAGGCGCGCCAGCTCGGCGCGGACGTCCAGCTGCCCGGTGTGTCCGCGGCCGGCGCGGCGGCCGCTATGACCGAGCTGGCCAAGGCGGGCTTCAGCGTCCAGGATTCGATGGACGCCGCGCGCGCGACCTTGCAGTTGGCCCGGATCGCCAACATCAGTGAGGCCGAAGCGGCGGAGATCGCGGCCAACGCGGTCAACGCGTTCGGCATCGAGGCGAAGGACACCGGCAAGGTAGTCGACCAGCTCGCCGCCGCGGCGAACTCGTCGTCCATCGAGGTGACCGAGGCGTCGCACTCCTTCAAGCAGGCGGCGGCAGCCTTCTCCGGACTGCTCGGCCCGGCGGTCGGCAGCGAGGAGGCGATCACCGAGCTCAACACGGCGATCGCGGTCCTGGGCAACAACGGCATCAAGGGATCCGATGCCGGCACCAGCCTCAAGCAGATGCTGCTCCAGCTGACCGGGCCGTCGGACAAGGCATCGGGGCTGATGAAGCTGCTCGCGCTGAACGCCGCCGAGGCGAACGTGCCGCTAAAGGATCAGGCGGCCATCATGAACGGCACCGCCAAGGAACAGCGCGAGGCGTGGGGACAGCTGAGCAAGTTGAACCCCGAGATGGACAAGGTCGGCAACATCGCCTACGACGCCTCGGGCAAGATGCGCTCGCTGCGCGACATCCTCGATCAGGTCGCCAAGGGCACGGCCGGGATGACGCAGGAGGAGAAGAACTTCGTCATCACGCAGATCTTCGGTGCCGACGCGACTCGCTCGGTGCTCGCCCTACTCAAGGGCGGACTGCCGGTCTACGACCAGATGCGCGAGGCGATCGTCAAGCAGGGCGCGGCGGCGGACTTCGCGGCGGCCAAGAACGCGGGTCTGCGCGGTGCCATCGACAACGTCAAGAGCCAGTTGGAGAACGCGGCGATCAGCGTCTACAACGTGGTCAAGGGGCCGCTCACCACCGCGCTGAACGGGATAGCCGACGCGCTCCCCGGGATCTTCGACAAGATCGGTGCGTTCGCCGGATTCATCCAGGACAACATCGGCGTGATCCGGGACTGGGCGGTGGCGATCGGCGCGGTCACCCTGGCGATCAAAATCAACTCGGCCATGCTCGCCGTCCAGGCGGCCGGCGGGCTGATCCAGTTCGTCAAGGGCGTGTCCATCGTGACCCGGGCGACGCAGGCGTGGGCCGCCGCGCAGACCTTGCTGAACGCGTCGCTGTTCGCCAACCCGATCGGTCTGATCATCATCGCCATCACCGCGCTGATCGGCGGGTTGGTGTTGCTCTACCGGCACAACGAGACCTTCCGGAAGATCGTGCAGGCGGTATGGGGGGCGATCAAGACCGCCATCTCCGCGACCGTCGACTGGATCGTGCACACCGCGTGGCCCGCGATCAAGGCAGCGTGGGACGCGGTGGCGGCCGCCGCGATGTGGCTGTGGCGCAACGCGATCCTGCCCGCCTGGAACGGCATCAAGGCGGCCGTCGAAGTCGTGGTGGCCATCGTGCGCGGCTACATCACCGCGCTGGTCGCGGTGTTCCGCTTCCTCGCGGGGATCGCGATGTGGCTCTGGCAGAACATCTTCGGGCCGGTGTTCGCGGGGATCAGGAAGATCATCGAGATCTGGTGGCTCGCGGTGCAGGTCATTTTCAAGTTCGTCGCCAACATCATCGTCAACCAGGTCGGCAAGGCGATCTCCTGGCTGCGCGACGTCTGGGACGCGGTCTTCACCTTCGTGCGGCTGGTCGTGCAGCGATGGTGGGCCGATATGCAACGGCTGTTCGGCCTGTTCCGCACCTACGTGCTCGGCCCGCTCGCGACCGCCCTGGAGACCGTCCGAGCGTTCTTCGCACGCATCTTCTCGGCCATCGCCGGCACGATCAGCACGTGGTGGCGCAACAACGTCTCCCCCGTGCTCGCCGCCGTCAGGGGGGCGTGGGAGCGGCTGGCCGGAGCGTTCTCGTCGGTCTACAACAACAACATCAAACCCGTCTTCCAGCGCTTCACCGACTTCATCAAGAACGTCGTCGTCAAGGGCTTCCAGACCGGTGTGGATCTGATCGGCAAGGCGTGGGACAAGGTCAAGGAGGTGGCGAAGAAGCCGGTCGAATTCGTCGTCAACCGCGTGATCAACCCGTTCATCCGTGGACTGAACACGGCCGCCGCGGTGGTCGGCGTGAAGGACCGGGTGAGCGAGATACCCGGCTTCCGCGACGGCGGCCAGGTGGGACTGCGCTCCGGCGGGAAGATCAGCGGCGGTGGATCGTTCACCGACAACCGGCAGGCGTGGATCCCCGGCTTCGGCGCGGTGCAGCTGCGCGGCGGTGAGTTCGTGGTCAACCCCGAGATGACCGCCAAGGCCCTGCCGCTGCTGCGGTGGGTCAACGCCGGCATGCAGGGCGGCGCGGCCATGCTGACCCGGATGCTCGGCAAGACGCCGGCCCGGGAGCCGGGCGACGGATCCGAGGGATGGGCGTTCCGCGACGGCGGCCTGATCGGATTCGCCAAGGACGTGTGGGGCGCGATCACCAACCCCGTCGAGACGATGAAGAAGCCGTTCGACGCCCTGATCAATAAGATTCCCGGCGGCGGGAAGATCCGGGACTTCCTGATCGGCGCGGGCAAGCGCCTGCTCAACGGGGCGGTCTCCTGGCTGACCGGGATCGGCAACGGTGAGGGCGGCGGGAACGTCGGCAAGGCGATGGCCTTCGTGCGCAGCCAGGCCGGCAAGCCGTACATCTGGGCGGACGCCGGACCGGACGGCTACGACTGCTCCGGCATCGTGTCCGCGGTCTACAACATGATGGCCGGCAAGCGCCCGTACTCACACACCTTCTCCACCGGCAGCCTTCCCGGTCCCTGGTTCCGGCCGGGGAAGACGGGGCCGCTGATGGCCGGCTGGTCACACCCGGGACAGCGGCCGGCCTCGGCGTCGGTGGGGCACATGGCCGGTCAGATCGGCGCGCTGCCGTTCGAGTCGACCGGCTCTCGCGGCGTGGTCATCGGGCCGCGGGCGCGGCGCATCACCGAGTTCGCCAACAAGGGCGCCGCGCGGTTCCGCGACGGCGGGCTGTTCGACCAGCCGATCCGCCTGTTCGACTCCGGCGGGTACTGGCCGTCCGGGACGCTCGGCGCCAACCTCTCCGGCCGGACCGAGTACGTGGACCCGAACGGACGGACCGCTGGCACCCGCAACTACTACATCACCAACAACATCGCCCCCGGCGGGCACCCGGCCGAGGTGGGCCGGGCGACCGTCGCCGCGATTCAGGCATTCGAAGCGTCCAACGGCAGCGACTGGCGGCGACGGCCGTGACGCTGCTCGTGGACTTCGGCATCGCGTACGGCGCGAGCGTGCCGGCGAACGTATTCATCGTCGGCTCGGCGACGCAGGGTCTGATCGGGACCAACCTCGTCGGGTCGTCGTCGTCGCCGGTTTTCACGCAGGTCGACCCGAACTACATGCAGTCGCTGAGCGTCTCGCACCAGGGAGACCGGGTGGGCGGTCCGCTGGTCACCTACGGCTCGCGGACCTGCTCGCTGTCGTTCATCGACCCGACCGGCGAGTGGGATCCGTACACGCTCGAGCAGGCGGGCTTCACCATGCCGGGCGTGCTGATGCGGGTCCGGAAAGTGGCCGCCGGACAGACCTGGCCGGTGTTCTACGGCTTCGTGGACTCGTACGTCCCCGAGGCGCGGGCCCCGACGCTCGGGCAGATCAACGTCACCGCGACCGACGGTTTCAGCCTGCTGAACCAGAACCTCGCCGAGCTGGCATCGCCGATCGGCCCGGGCCACCTCGTCAGCACCCGGGTCAACCTGCTGCTCGACGCGCTCAACTGGCCCGCCGATCTGCGCTCCATCGGCGCGACGAGCAGCACGCTGCAGCAGACCTCGTACGGCGCGGCGGGGTTGCAGCTGATCCAGGACGCGGTGAAGGCGGAGGTCGGCGAGTTCTATCAGCAGCCGGACGGCTACATGTACCTGCGCGGACGGCAGGCCATGACCACGGACGCGCGGTCAAACACGAGTCAGGCCGTCTTCGGCAGCGACCGGGCCGGCGGTGAGATCCCGTACGTCGGCCGGCCGGAGAGCGCGTGGGACAAGCTGGCACTGCACACGCGCGTGGAGGCGACGATCGACGGCGGCACCAACATGCAGGTGGCCGAGGACGCCGTCGCCAAGACGCGGTACGGCACCTACACCTTGCCCGAGTCCAGTCTGCAGCTGCCCAACGATGCCGACGCGTTGTCCTGGGCGAACTACGTGCTGGCGCAGGACCGCAAGCCCGAGTACCGGATGACCGCGATCACCGTCTCGCAGGCGATCGAGGGGCTCGGCATCTCGGTCATGCCGCACATGCTCGGGCGCCGGTTCGGCGACCGGGTCACCGTCGTCCGCCGGCCGCCGGCTCAGCCGTACGGCTCGATCGTGGACTCCCGGCACCTGCTCATCCAGGGCATCGCGCACGAGTGGTCCGCCGGGAGCAAGTTCTGGCGCACCACGTGGACGCTGGCGCCCGCCGCCTCGGTCCCGTTCTTCGTCGTCGGCTCGGCGACACAGGGCGTCGTGGGCCAGAACGTCATCGCCTGGTAGTGGAGGAGAGAGTCAATGGGTTCCGGTATCAGGACGTTCACCAACGGCGAGGTGCTCACCGATGCCCTGATCAACGGGTACTTGATGCAGCAGGCGACGGTGACGTGCACGTCGGGCACCCGGCCCGCGTCGCCGACGACCGGCCAGCCGATCTACGAGACCGACACGAAGCTGATCCGGGTCTGGGACGGCAGCACGTGGTACTGCCCGATCAGCCCGGACTACGTGGACTGGTCGGCCTCGGTGCGGTTCTACTCCAACATCACCAGCGGCACGCAGATCTCCACGGGCTCGGTGAGCGTCTCGTACGCGAAGTACCAGAAGATCAATACCAAGGTGCACTACATCGGCCACGCGACGATCAACACGACGGTGAGCGGGGCGAACGGTTTCGGCCTCTTGTTGCCGTTCAACGTCCCGTACCGCAGCTTCAGCATGCAGGTGATCGGCATGCACGGCACCCTCGGCAACTCGAACTACGCCAACTGCACCGGTGAGGCCCACGTCCCGCCGATCAGCGCCCCGTATAACCGGGTCGGCCCGGTCGATCGTGCCAATAGCTTCATCGGCGTCGTCACCAGCGGTGACACCGTGCACTGGAACATCACGTACGAGTCCGTCTGACCGAGGAGGATTCATGTCGACCCGCGTCCGCCTGGTGAAAGCCTTCGATGCCATCCAGTACGACGGGACCAACGCTCAGGAGATCCTGGACGCGATGGATCCGGACAAGGTCTCCTTCTACCAGATGGTCCTCACCGGGGAATCCGGCGGCGAGGCGCACTTCACCTGGAACACCGGCATCCAGAACAGCACGATGACATGGCACACCGGGGACTGGCTGCCGGTCGGATCGCCGAACGACTTCACGTGCTCCCCGTTCGCCTCCGGCGACCTCGGGCCCTATGTCGTGGTGGGCTGATGCCCTACCGTCAGCACATGAACATCCTTCGCAAGACCGCGGCCGCGATGACGACGGCCGCACTGCTCAGCGCGCCGGCTCCGGCCCGGGCCGCCGAGCGCGACGCGTGCCCGATCATCGTGGCGCACCGGACCAACATGCTCGCGGCGCCGGAGAACACCGTGGCGGGCATCCGGTCGGTGCCTGCCGGAATCGGCGTGACCGAGCTGGACATCCAGTGGTCGTCGTCCTCTTTCCCGGTGCTCATGCACGACCGGACCGTCGACCGGACCACCAACGGCACCGGGGCGGCCTCGTCCCTCGGGCTCGGGCAGCTGATGGCGCTGCGGGCCAACGATTTCTCCCCGCGACCGGGCATGCCGCGCTGGGACAGCCTGCCGGAGTTCACCGGCGCGCGGACCCCGTACGTGCCGTACGGGTACGACTTCATGGCCGCGGCCCGGGACAAGGATCTCGACCTGCTGATGGACATCAGCGGCACACCGACCGACCTGGGCATGGAGAAGCTGAGGATCTACGTCAACGATTATTTCGGGTGGACCGGCCGGACACTGGTGATGGGTCCGCCCGACGCCGTACGGCAGATGCGCGGGTGGGAACCGGCGTTGCGTTACATGGTGATCGAGTACCCGTCCGGTGACAGCATCCGCAGCGGCCCGTGGCTGCGCTCGCTCGGCGCCTACGGCTACGTGATCCCCGCCCCCGCCGTCGAGCCGGCGGCGGTCGCGTACTGGAAGTCGTTCCGGGCGCCGGACGGCAACCCGCTCAAGGTCTACACCTGGAGCTCCGACACGGCGGAGATCGACGTTGAATCCACCTGGCGCCGGGTCCGCGACGCCGGCGTGGACGGCCTGATCACCAACGAGCCCGAAGCAGCCCGGGGAGTGCTCTGCTCGTGACCCTCTTCCTGCTGGACGTGGCCAGCTATCAGGGCCCGCTCGCGACCGCCGATGTGGTCCGGGCGGGCTTCGGCGCGGTCAACCTGAAGATCAGCCACGGATTGTCACGCAAGAGCGTGCACCCGGACGTGGCCGGATGGGTCGACCGGGCGCGAGCTGCGAAGCTGGGGATCTGCACCTTCCACTACTTCACGGCCGACGCCGGCGGCGTTCAGCAGGCGGACTACGCGTACGAACGGATCGCTGAGCTGGGTCTCGCCGCCGGGACCGCGCATCAGCTGGACGTGGAGTGCGACCCGGTGCCACCGGTCGCCGAGGTGATCGCCTATCTGGAGCGGATCACCAAGCTGCTCGGTCGACGGCCTGTCCTCTACACCGGCGACTGGTGGTGGCGGCCGCGCGGCTGGGACGTGTCGGAGGCTGCGCCGTATCTCTGGGCCGCGCCTAACGTCGGCTACCTCGGCGCCTACCCGGGCGACAACTCCCTGTCCTGGGAGGCGGGATACGGGGGGTGGCGCAACCTGGCGATCATGCAGTTCGCCGTCCAGCCGCTCACCTTCCCGGACGGCACCCGTGGCACGATCAACGTGAGCAAGAGCGCCATCCGCGACCTCGCGGTCTGGCGCACCCTGACCGGGGAGGTACCCGTGGCCTGGCAGAACACCCCGGCGTCGGAGAGCCTGCTCGCCGAGTTCAACGCCGTCGGGCCGAAACGGAGCAAGGCATCGGACGGCACCGTCGGCGACCTGGCGCATCAACAGTCGGTCAGTGACCACAACCCCGACGAGACCGGCAACACCGGCTCGGCGTCGGACCCGGACCACATCAACGAGGTGCACGCGCGCGACGTGACCGCGGCCGGGCCGTGGCCGACCGGCTGGACGATGGAGCGGTTCGTGCAGGTGATCCTCGCCCGCTGCCGGTCCGGAGCCGAGAAGCGGCTGCGCTACATCATCTTCAACAAGCGGATCTGGTCGGAGTCCGACGGCTGGGTTCAGCATGTCTACGCCGGTGAGAACCCGCACGACAAGCACGCGCACTTCAGCTTCAAGTACGGATCGGGATCGGGCACGGCCAACCCCGAGAACATCACGACGCCGTGGGGCCTGCTCGCGGCAGTGGAGGAGGACGACATGCCGACCGCGAAGGAAATCGGCACCGAGGTCGTCGCGCAGATCAAGACCTACTACGCATCGGCAAAGCAGTCCGACGGAACGCCGACATCGATCATCGGCCGGCTCGCGCTCGATCAGGGCATCCCGAACGGACTGCGCGCCGGGGCGCCGCGCGATTTTGCGTGGGCGGTCATCCGGGATCTCGGCGTGGCGCTGGCCAAGCTGCAGGCGACCGCCGATGCCATCCTGAAGAACGAGGTCGGTGACGACGCCGATCTGGCTGCGATTCGGGCCAGCATTGAAGCGGCGGAGCAGCGACTCACCGCGGCCATCGCAGGCGTTCCGTCCGAGGTGCTCGACGCGCTGGCCGGCGGAACGGACCAGCAGATCGCCGACGCGCTCAAGACGCTGTTCGGCGCGCGTACCGCGGCCATCGCCGCGCGGATGGCGGCGTGAGGTCCGTCTTGGACCGGCACGTCGGCCACCGGGCGTCCATCCTGCTCGCCCTCGCGGTGGTCGATGTGGTGTACGCGATCACTCTGTGGACCTCTGATCCGGACGCGACGGCCATCTACCGCTGGTTCGACGCCGTTGTCCCGCTGTGGCTGTGGGGTTTCGCGTGGGTCTCGGTCGCCGTCGTGTGCGCCGTCGCGGCGTTCCGCCAGGACGACACGATCGGCTTCCAGGCCGCATGCACGATCAAGGTCTTCTGGGGGCTGGGATCGCTGGCGGGCAACTTCCTCAGCGACGTGCCGCCGAGTTCGACCGTCATCTGGTTCGCCTTCGCCTTCGTGGCCTGGCGGATCGCAGGATGGCCAGAGCCGCCGAAGATCAGCGAGGATCATGGGCGTGACAATCGAACTCCGTGACGCGATCACCCTGGCCGCCTTAGCGGTCTCGCTGCTGTCGGTGATCCTGGTCAGCCGCAATTCGCGCAAGGCGACCTCCGTCCAGATGCAGAACACCGACCTGACCAGGATCCGCGACCTGCGGCATGAGCTGGCCGAGACGAAGACCGAGCTGTCCCAGACTCGCAGCGAACTGACCGTGGTCAAGGGTCAGGTCGCCGACCTGAGCATCCAGCTGGATGCCGCCAACGAGCGATCGCTCCAGCACGCCCGGCGCGAGATCGAGATGATCCAGTACGCGCGCATGCCCGGCGTGACGATGGAGGACTGGCTCGAGCATTTCGACCAGGTCCCGCCCGAACTCGGTCCGCGCAGATGAGAAAATAGATCCGTGACGATATTGACGACGCCAAGGCCCGACGCGTTCGACTCCCGGCTGAGCGTGCAGGAGGCCAGCGACGACACGTGGCGGGTGCTCGCCCCGCTCATCTGGACCGGAACCCAGGGCGACACGTTCACCGTGCCGGTCGGCTTCGTGACCGACTTCGCCACGGTCCCCCGCTTCCTGATCTGGAAGATCCGGCCCTACGGCCCGTACACCCGGGCGGCCGTCCTGCACGACTGGTTGCTGGTTGAGCTGGCGGAGTGGATAGCTCGACGGCGAGATTTCAACCAGGGGAAGATCGGTGTGTCGGTGACGCTGGATCCGCCGGCCACGTCGCGGGAAGTCGACGGGATCTTCCGGCGGGCGATGGAGGACCTCGGCGTGTCGTGGGTGACGCGGTGGCAGATGTGGGCCGCGGTCCGGCTCGCGTCGTGCTTTAACTCGCGGCGGGCGTACGGCCGCCAGTTCTGGCGGGACGCGCCGGCGGTATCCGGCATCCTGCTCGTCACCGCGCCGATCCTGCTCCCCGGCGCGCTCGGCGCGATCATCTCCCTCATTCTCGCCTGGCCGTTCACCGGGCGCCGGCCGTGGGGCCGCAACAAACAGGAGGCATGAACCATGGAACCGAACGACGGCAAGAACCAGCTCTTCCGTGACTCCAAGCTCGGCGTGTGGGTGACCGGCCTGCTCGGCATCGGCACCACGGCCGTCCTGGACGGGCTGATCGACAGCCTGTCCGGCATCGACACGTCCGGGTGGTCCGGATGGTGGGTGCCGCTCGTCGGCACCGGCGCGGCGACCCTTGTCGGCCTGCTGACCGCCTACAAGGCCAAGCGCGAGAAGTCCCGCTCCGTTTTCTGATCGACGACACAGCACCGCCCCCCACCCGATCGGGTGGGGGGCGGTTTTCTGCTTGGTCAGGCGCTAGTGCTTGCAGCCCTTGCAGTGCACGGCGATGCCGGGGCAGGTGCCGGAGTGGCGGGCACGGTTCACGGCCAGGAGCAACGTTGCGGCCGCGGCGGCCGCGCCGATCAGCGGCGTCCAGTCGACGCCGGCCAGCGCGTTGCGGGCCAGGGCGACCGTCACGGCGAGCAGTGCCACGCCGATGGCGGCCAGGGTCATCACGAACGCGAAGGCCTTGACCATCGCCCCGGCCACCTCGTGCGTCGCGAACCAGCGCCGGGCGCGCGCCCGGACCGGCTGGCGGGGCATCAGCATCCGGACCTTCACGGCGTGACGGCCGTCGGCCAGGCGCCTGGGCGTGATCCGCCGCGGGTCGGTGAGCAGGTTCCCGCGGTGCGCTGCGGTGCGCAGGACCATGGCTATCTCGTCAGGGTGCCCGACGATCGGTACGTCCGTCGGCACAAGGTCGGTCATCTCGTCTCCTCTCGGTGTCCGGTTTGCGCCCAGTGCGGCGCGCGTCCCGTAACGACATCGTAGGGCATCCACGCCCGCCTGTAATCTCTAGGCACGAAAAAGCCCCGCCGGAGCGGGGCTCGATCGCTGGACGGTGTCAGAGCGACGCGATGACGTAGCCGGCTAGGGTGAGCCATCCGGCGACGACGACGAAGCCCTTGACGATTCTGAAGCCGGGCATCGCGAATCCCCGGCCCGGGCGGTAGGCCACGACCGTGACGACCAGCCAGGCACCAGCCAGTACCCAGACCCCCGACGGCAGTCCGGCGCCGGGCCGGGTGAACGCTGCAGCCGCGTGCGTCCAGACCCACCACGCTCCCCAGCCGAAGGCGCCGGCCGCCAGCACCACGCCGAGCGGGCCGGCCATCCACCGCCGGAACATGAAGAAACTGGCGTACTTCCGGCCGTAGTGCTCGGCCGCGGACTTCTCGGCCACCGACCACCACTCGCTCCGCGTCATGCCCATCGTTCGCGCCCTCTCGGTCTCGTCTCGTCCCTATTAGAGCATGAACGGTGCCATCAGCCCGGTCGTCAGTAGTTCCGGAGCGTGCGGCCGGAGTGGTACTCCATCGCGGCCACGACATGCGACAGCGAGCCGCAGTATCCCTCGGCCAATTCCAGTTCCTCGAGCGCCGAATTGCGCCAGGAGGTCAGCGCCTCGGCCGATGCCATCGCCCGGTTCGGCTTCATGCCCGCCCGGATGGCGTCCTCGGCGAATTTCTGGGCCAATAGCGGAGTCGGCGCCTCCCGCAATTTGCCGATCAGCTTCCCCAGCTCGTTCCGGATGGATTCGATCTCCTCGCCGAGCTGACGAGAATTGATGATCGCCACGGTTTTCCTCTCCATTCCTCTCGGTTCCCGGCAACGGCTCGCCGGGTCGGCCCGCCCGCAACGTTGCGGGCGGTATGCCGCACACGCGCGGCAGCGTGCGGACCATGCGGGCCCGCAACGCCGGCCGCGGCGTGCCCTTCGGTTGCGGGTCTCGGGTGCGGTGTCCGCACAGAGTTGCGGACCCGCACGTCGGACTCAGGCGGCCGCGTCGAAGGTGCTGGTGCGGGCCTGGGAGTTGCGGGTGTTGAAGGTCCCCTCGTACACCCCGTTCGCCTTGTTCAGAGCCGCCGCCGCCGATGCCTGCGCCGCGGCGGCCTGGTTCAGGTAGCGGCGGATCATGGCAGCCGCGTACACCCGCTGGGGCAGCTTGATCGCGGCGCGCAGGTTCTTCGCGTGCGGCAGACGCTTGCCCAGGATGGCTCCAATCGCCTGCAGCCGGTTGGCGTTGGCGTTGAAGTGCGCCGTCGAGACGGCGATCATCTCCTGCCACTGCGATGTCTTCGTGGGTACCTCGGACAGGGCATCCAGGCCCTTGCTCATCTCGTCTCCTCCGGTGTCAGATAACACTCTGTGTGATCATGCTTAGCTGTCAGATAGATGCTGTCAGATGTCAGATAGCGGTGTCAGAAGCCGACCTCCCCCTAAGAAAAGGAAGCCGCCGCGAGCCGGCGGCTGTCAGCTGACAGATCTCACGCCGCGTGATCGGCCGTGGCTCGGTACAGGCGGTAGATCCCCTTGTGTGCGCCCAGGTCGTCCGCCCGCTCCAGGATCCGGTCGCCGGCGTCGATCTCGCCGTCCGCGATGTCCGCCAGGACGGCGACGAAGAACGGCCGCTTTCGGAAGGTGTACCGCTCGGCGATCATCCCCGAGGTCACCAGCACCGTCCGGCCGGTCGGGTCGTCCGGGTCGCGGATCGTCTCGTCGGCCAGCAGCTCGTCCAGCGCCCGGAGCACGGCGGCGAGCGCCGCGGCCCGGTCGCGCGGTGCGGGCAGGTCGTCCTCGTCCCACGACACCTCGTCGTCGGACGGAGGATCCACCCGCACGGGGGTGGTCGCATCGTCAACGGTCATGTTCAGGTCTGCGGGGTACAGCTCGGTCCCCTCCACCTCGCTGATCTCCCGCATCTCTTCCCGCATCCTCTCCATCTCCTCGTCCAGGTCGTCGTCCTCGTCCGGCCCCGCAACCTGCGAACTTGCGGAAGGGGTTTGCGGGGCCGCAAGTACCGCCCCGTGCAGCATCGCGGCCCGCAGGTCGTCGGCGTCTTTGCGGGCGGCGTCCCACCACGTGCCGCCCTCCTCCAACGCGGTCGCCTGCACCGAGCCGGCGTCGAGCCGCGCCATTCTCGATGCCCAGGACATATTGCGCCGGATCAGTTCGGCGGCGAGCCGACGGGACCTTTCGTCCTGCGGGAGATCGGCGTCGGAATGGGCGGCGATACCGAAGGAACGCGCGGCGACAGGAAAGAGCGTTTCGTCGATGCCTAGGCCCTCCAGGTAGAAATAGCCGGGCTTACGCGCCTTCCACTGATCCGGCCGGGCACCCGCTTTGATGGTGGACCTGCTCAGCGCGAACTCTGCCGACTCGTCGTCGCCGGTGCCGAAGCAGAACGCCGTGTTGATGTTGTACCGCAGGTCGGTGGGCATCGACTTCCAGCTGGCCCGCTGCAGCGAGAACCCCGAGATGACGCCGAGGGACAGCCCCTTGCTCACGACGTAGGTGCCCTCGTCGCCAAGATTGGCGAGGATGTCGTCCGCCTCGCCAACGTGCGCGATCAGCGCGGGCATCGGCTCCATCCGCACCCGCTTGCCGTGCTCGTCGGTGCGCCACGGCGGGTTGTGGAAGCACTCCTGCGCGGACCAGGCCGAGATCCCGAACAGGCCGAGCTGCCGGGAGCGGTAGGACATGATCCGCTTGAGCATCTTCAGCGCGGTCCGGTACGGGGCTCCGGAGCCGGAGTCATCGACCACCACGGCCTCGATGCCGGGGATGACGGGACGAATGTCCTGCAAGCCTTTGGCCCGGTTCAGGTAGAGGATCACCACGTCGCGCCGCGACTGGAGCTCGGTCAGCATCTCGTTCTCGGTGACGGTCTTGCCGGAGCGCGACATCCCCATGTACAGGTAGACGCTCGGCGCGCCGGCAACCGGTCCGCCGCCGAGAAAGACGTGCACGGGCTGGCCGTTCCGGTAGGTGCCGACCACCAGCGGATCCGTGATCGACCCGCCCGGGCTGGACGTGGGAGGCAGCGCGATCAGGTGCCGTAACGGATCCTGGTGCATCAGGGTGAGCGTGCTCCGGTCGGCACGGTCCGGATCGCCGATCGCCGAGGACAGGCCACCGGGCCGGCCGGTGGCGGACTCGACGCCGGGCACGGCCTCCTGCAGCTGGTCGACCGTGTCGCCCGGCGCGTGCTGGAACTCGACCTCCGAGGCGAGCGGCTCACCTCGGTCGTCAGCGCGGTGCCGCACCTTGCGCACCCGCCAGCCCTTCAGGTTCAGCCTTTCCAGCAGCGAGTCGTCGTGCTCGTCGCCCTCGTGCTTGTCGTTGCGGGTGACGTCGAGGCGGACGATGGACCATGTGATCGCGACGAACCAGCCGACGAGCACGAACAGGCCGGACCACCAGTAGTGCGGGCCGGTGCCGACGTTGATCGCGAACAGGGCGCCGATCGCGGCGACCGAGCCGGTCAGGGTGGAGCGCAGCGCCGCCTTGCGGTGCTCGGCGAAGTGCCACGCCAGCACCGCCAGGCCGATGGTCGCCGCAGTGATCAGGGCGACGGCGACGTACGGTGCCGCGGCCGACGCGCGGACCGTCCAGTCGATCGGGCCCCAGTGCAGATCGACGCCGAGCGTCCAGACGTGGATCAGCCAGGAGGTGAGCAGTCCGGCAGGTACGGCGAGGAACAACCCGAGAAAGCGGTGCGGCTGCTCCGTGACCTTGACGGCGTGCCGGTCGTACTGCTCCTTGCGCGAACGCCGGTCAACCCTCGTGGTCGCCATGGGTCTCTCCCTCCAGCAGGCGGCGGATGTCGGACTCCCAGAACCGGTTGTGACCGCCGAGTGTGCGAACGGCCTTGATCCGGCGAGCCTTTGCCCATCGGGTCACGGTTTTCGGGTCCACCCGGAACACGCTGGCTACCTCGGCCGGGGTCAGCAGGCGGTCGCCGTCGGGAAGCAGTGGATCGCGCATCGTCAGGCCCCCTGCGGATACGTCGCCAGCCTCCCGGCCGTGCGGAGCATCGACGCGACCTCGTCGGCCTCGTCGCCGTTCATCAAGGGCGCCACCGGCTCGCCGTCGGCGTCGCGAATGGTCAGTTCGACCCGGCGATCAATCACGGTCACCTGGACGGTCACGTCGGACAGCATCCGGTAACTCGCCTGATAGGTCAGCTTGTTGCTTGTATCGATCTTCATCGCACTCATGAGCTGAGTATCGCATGAGACCCTGCACTTGTCACCTAGTTGCATAGGTGTCCGTTTTTCCACAGCAAAAGACCCCCTCGCTGGGAGGGGGTCAATTGTTAAGAATGGTTACCGGTTACGTCGGGGCGCGCGGCAGCCGGCCAGGATGGCGGTCAAGTCGGCGCGGGCGTAGCGACGGACGGTCCGGACGGCAGCGCGGCGGTGGCTGGTCTTCGTGCTCATGGTCTGCTCTCTCTCGGTCAGGAGAAGGTGTCCTTGGCGGTCACCTTGATGGTGATGAACTTGATGCGGGTGTTGAACCGCCACTCCGGCCCCTGTGCGGATGTGAGACCCCGGATGCTTTGGATGATCTGCTCCATGGTCGCCCCCGCCGTGCCGCCGGAACCGAAGCCCTCGTAGTAGTAATCAAACCGCGGCTCGATACCGGCATCGGCCAGCGCCCTGTTCGTCTGCTTGATGTATCGCACCGCGGCGTTGATGATCTCGTTGTTGTGATTGGAGACGTAGTCGTCTGCCATGGTCGGCCCTCTCAATGAAGATCGGTCAGTGCGTGTGGCGCGCGACGATGTCCCAGTAGGCGGAGCTGTCGATGGTGTCGATGTCGACCAGGCCGTAACGGGACTGGATCTCGTCCACGATGGCCTGAGTGTCGAAGTCGTCCTCGTTGCCGTCCAGCGTGCGGAGCACCTGGTCGAGCAGGTCGCGGTCGGTGAACATGTCGGATCCTCCTGTCAGCGGGTGCGCTCGACGGTGATGCGGGCGATGCCCCACGTGGTGGACTCGGCCCCGGACAGGGTCTCCAGCGCGCGGAACAGGTCACGCTGGCCGTCGGCGTTCTCGGGGAATGTGACCGTCGTGATGACGGTCGCCGTGTCGGTCGCGAGGTCGTGGGACAGCTTGCTGTCGACGGTGGCCATCATGCCCGGCATGATCCGGTCCACGATCCGGCGGGCCTGGCTGGTCGCCTTGGTGACGGTCAGCGGGGCGGGGGTCTTCGTGCGGGCCATCTCGATCTCCCTGGTTCGTCCTGCCCTGCTTATGATTCTACTGTACCCCCAGTACTCCGATGGCGCAAGTCCTGACAGCGGGAATCCTCGGTCAGGATCGTCGTGCCGGACGGCGTGTAGGCGCTCACGCACCTGCACGCACCGACGTGCCAGCCGATCGGACGGGGGTGGCTCAAGGTGCCGTCGGCCTCGGGGAACGGCAGGCCCATGGCGTGAGACTCCCGGCGCGCCTGGACGACATCGAACGACAGGAAACGAACCTGGCGGCGGCCGTAGATGAGCAGATGGGCCAGGTGGACGGACAGGGCCCCGACGCCGGCCAGCGGAACGATCGCCAGCCATCCGATGGTCACGGCGCCGAACACCGCCCAGGTGACGGCACAGATCATGGCCTGCAAATTTCTGACACGGCGGTAGGTCATCGCAGGATCCTCCGGACGGCTCGGTGCAGATACCAGAACGTCGACCATCCCAGGATGACCCCGGTCGCCGGAGAGACGATCCAGGGTGCCTGCGGCCAGGGGAAGTCCATGCCGGCGATCACCCGGGCGGCCAGCCAGGTGTACGCGGCCATGAAGAGCAGCAGGAAGGTCAGCCGGATCCGCCGGCGGATGGCCAGCCGGCGGCGGACCACTGCGGCGCGCGGTATCGGCCGCCGCGGCGCACGGCTGTTCGAACGGACCGGACGGACCTTGTTCTCGCTGGGGTCAAGCCGGCGGATCCAGTCGGCCTCGGCGCGACGCAGGGCCCGGTCGTTCTCGGCCTCGTCGCCGCAGTCGTAGACCGTCTCCAGCTTGCGCCAGCCCGCGCGGCCGGACAGGACCCCGGCCTTCCACGGATCCTTGGCGATCGACTCCGGCGAAGTGTGCGCACTCCGGCTCCGGCCGTGCACCCGCCGGGTGATCGCCGCCTCGGCGCTGCCGACGCACTTACCGACGTAGACGTGCTCGCTGTCGGACTGGCCATGCAGGATCAGCTCGTAGACGTAGCCGTACGGCTGTCGCCGGCCTCGCACCGACAGCTCCTGAGTGTCACCGTCCCGGGCGGGCCACGGATCCACCGGTGGCCGAAGCCGTACGGTGTCCTCGTCGCCGAGGTCCCAGGACACCTCGTCCCCGGTCACAGCAACGGCTCCAGGGCGGCGAGCGCGGCCGTGGCCTTGTCGCGCAGGTCGGAGATGAGCCTGGCCTGCGCCTCGCGGTCGCCGCGGATGCGATCGAAGCGAGCCAGGGCGATCTCGAATTCCAGCTCGGCGACGGCCTCGTCGGCACGGATGCGCTGCACGTGAGCGACGGTCACGAGGTCACGGCCGTCGAGCAGCTTAGCCCCGCGGCTGTCGCTGCCCACCGGTCGCAGGCCATCCAGGTAGAAGCGCATCTCGGTGCGTTTCGGGTTGTCCAGCGTGACCACGACCTGTGTCTTGGTCGCGCGCCAGTCCTTGACGGGGATCGCCTCATCGAGGCCCGGCAGGAGTCCCGGCAGGATGACGATCGCGTGCGGGATCCAGTTCGGGACGGCGGGCATGGTGATCAGTCCTTTCGGCAGCGGTGGCCGGCGTCGTGGCGGCCCTGGGTACGGCAGTCGGGGTCGGCACAGCGGCGGCACTGGTCGACGTGGATCGCGGCGACCTGCTCGGCGTCTTCCAGCGAGAAACGCTCGTGCGTGTCGCGCAGCAGGTCGGGGCCGGAGTCGTAGCGGTCGTAGGCGGGCGAGCAGCCCGCGCAGTAGGCGCGCCACTCACCAGCCACGTCGTCATGGATCAGCTCGGCACGGGCGGCCAGGTTGTCGCTGAAGACGAACGTGCGGGCCATGTCACACCCCGCACGCGGCGCGGATCTTGCGGATCAGAGCGGCCTGCCGGCCGGACATCCGGGCGAGGTCGCGCAGGATGATGCCGTCCGACAAGAAACCGCTCTCGTCGTCGCCGTCCAGCTCGATCTTGTCCAGCTTGCCGTTCCTGACGTAGACGCGGGCCACGGTGGGCATGCAGGACAGGTCGTGGTCGTACTCGTCCACGAAGGTCAGCTTCGTGGTGACGTTCACCTTGTAGATCGTCTCGGTGGAGACCAGCTTGACGGCCATCGCTCTCTCTCTCTTCTGTCGGTCGGCAGGGCGGCGGCCAGAGCCGCCGCCCTGGTGCTGGTCAGCTAAGGATCTTCGCGAACTGCTCCAGGGTCACGCTCTGGCTGACCGGGAAGCCGCCCTCGTTGTCGGAGACCGTGATCGTGACCATGGCGCTGGAGGGGAGGCAACCGGCCAGGTCGGCGACCGTGTACTTGCCGGTGACCAGGTCGCCGAGGACGGTCCCGTTGGTCAGGTTCGGCTGGTTGTCGCTGATCTCGATGGTCACGGTCTGCATGTCGCTCTCCCTGTCTCGCCCTTGCTGATATGTATACTGTACCCCCAGTACGACACTCAGCGCAAGGCTGTACCCCCAGATGGCACATATGGCTGCTGAGCTGGAGTTTTACCCGCTATTCACCGGGTGACGCCGGGCAGATCGAGGGCGGGAACTGACCCGTTGATCTGGCGGCGGGACTTGGCGGCGTACTCCTCGGCCTTGCGCATCCCCAGCGCGGGCTCGTAGAGGGCGGCCAGCTCGGCGGCCGTCATCCCTCGCGGCCGGTCGGTGCTCATCGACTTGCGGTGCACGGCGACGGCGTCGGCCTCCAGTTCGTCGCCACGCATCGTGCGACCGACCCGGGTGTGGACGCCCTGGACCCGGCGCTGCGGCTCGGACTCCGCCGGCTTGGCCGGCCGGACACGCTCGGGCTCGACCGGCTGCGGCGGCATCACGGGGTGCGTCTCCCGCGGCTCCGGCTCGGCGGACTTCTGCAGCACGGTGCCGATCCGGGAGAGGTCCGCCCGGGCCGCGCGGATCATCTCGTCGTCGGCGGCCAGCTCGAGCTTGGCCAGGCGAACGCGGCGACGGAGCGCGTCGTTCAACAGTGGATGGCTGTTGCCGATCCGGAAAGCAAGATCACGCATCGCCTTGACGTGACGGGCGCGGTCGATCGTGTGCGCGTCGCGCTTGCCCGGCTCGATCGCGCCGAGCGCCAGCAGGACCCGGCGCGGCGTCCATCGCCAGCTGGTCACCGCCTGCTCGGCCGGGTCGTCGTCGGCGGTCAGATCGGTGTACCAGCCGTACGCGACCAGCAGCGGGATGGCGAGGCGGCCCGGCGCCTGCGACCAGCCCTCGCCGGTGGCGACGACGACGGCCATCACGATCGCGCCGGTCCACACCGCGGCGACGAACCTGGCGCGCCGGGGACGGTCGCCGCGGTACTGGTGCGCGCGGAGCATGCGGCCGAGCAGCCACGCCTCGAAGACGATGAAGAGCACCGAGGCGGTCCACGGGCCCTGGTCGTAGCTGTGCACGGCGGTGTCCCACATGCCCTGCGCGGACCAGCCGAGGCCGAGCGTCGTCGCCAGCGAGGTGACCGCCGCGGCGGCGCCGGACTGGCGGGCGCGGCGCAGCAGGCGGGCCAACAGGACGAGCAGCAGCACGACGGCGGCGATCGCCAGACCCCATCGCCAATCGGCCTGGTGGATGGTCGTCAGGATGTTGTCGGTGCTCACGGTATGATCCCTTCTACGGACGTGCACCCTGCTCAGGTGCTCGCTCCTCTCGGTTGGAACGGGCGCCCTCGGCGGGGCGCCCGTTCCGTGTTCCGGGTCAGATCGGCGCTCGCACGCCGTCCCAGTAGACCTCGTAGGTGCGACCCGGCGAGCCGGCCGTAATGCCGGCGTCGGCACCGGGCAGCTTGCGCAGGGCCGAGGCGATCGCGTCGTCGTACCGGAGAACATCGGCCGGAATCTGTTCGATCGTGCTCAGCGGCAGCCGGGTTGTCGTATGGGCGCGGCTGTCCGCGGTCACGCGCGTGGAAAACTCCGCTCGATCCACCAGCCGGGCTGCCTGGTCCGGCACGGCGCGAAGCAGGTGCCTGCGGACGTAGCCGCTGGAGATGGGGGCTTGATCAGTCGGCATTCTGGTTACCCGTTCCCGGCGGCTCCGACTTGCCACTGCCGCTGCGGCCCGGCAGGAATCCGGCGCCGTCGCGGAGCAGCCTGTAGGGCTGCGGCTTCTCGTGTGTCTCGAAGATGAAGCCGCGGAAACGACTGCCGATCTCGATGCCGGCGGGGTGTCCCTCGGAGCCGAAGGTGAAGGTGATCGGACCGTGCGGACGTACCGCGCCGAACGAGCCGAGACGGGCCGGTGAGGGAAAGCTGATCGTGTCGGTGGCGTACGGCTGGTACACCGACCTGTCGATCCATTCGGTGAACGGCGGGAGGTCGCGCAGACGGTCGTTGTCCGTCGCCAGCACGAGCAGGCGTTCGCCGCGGCGGGAGTCGTCGCGCTCGATGATCAGTTTGGTGCCGATGTCGTTGACCTTCAGGGAGACCGGCGTGCGCCAAAGCTTGGCCGGGAGCTTGAAAAGCTTGAGGATCTCCTTGGCGTCCTCGTAGCGGATGAAGACCTCCCACGCGGGATCGTCGCCGCCCCAGGCGATATCGTCGTCCCACACGCTGCCCTCGGGGCCGTTCTCCATGTCGCTCTCGGCGCCGAAGCCCGGGGTCCACTCCACCTGCGCGCCGGTGTAGACGTCGTAGGCCGTGAAGAACAGGCTCTCCCTGTCCCACGCGATCCGGATGCCGCCGAGGGGGTTGTCCTTCGGCGGGACGGTGAAGATCGGGAGTACGTCGCTGATGCAACCGATCAGCTCGGTGGTAGGGATGATGATCATTCTCTCTCCTCTCGGTCATCGCCGTAGTACGACGACGGGTGCTTGGTGACCCGCTCGGCGGGCCACATGCCCAGCGCGACGCATCGGGCGTCGGCCGCTCGCACACGGTGCATGGCAGCGGTGATGGCCTGCGGGGTCTTGCCCTTGACGTAGATGCTGCCGGGCAGCAGCGACTCCCAGAGCCGCACCTCGGCCGCAGCGTGCTCGTACTCCACGGCGGCCCGGTGACGGGCGACGTGGCAGTCCTGGCACACGCCGGAGGCCAGCTGCCAGCCGACTTCGAGCCGCGGGTTGCGCATCCTGGTGCTGATCCACCTGCCGAGCAGATCGGCCCGACAGACTCGGCACCTCACAGCAGGCTCGCCGGGACGGCGTGGTGGCCGGCGGTCAAGGTCCGGTCGACGTGGTACCAGCCGGAGTATCCCCGGCCTTCGGCGCGAGCCTGGCCGGCAGTCAGGAACTCGCACGGCGCGCCGCACTCGGTCATCCGGTAGGGCTCGCCCAGCTTGGCCACGCAACGCTGGTGATCAGACATCTGCGTCTCGCTCTCTCTCGGTACAGTCTTACTGTACCCCCAAGACACGGACAAGGAAAGGCCCGGGCCGGACGGTCACTTCGGTTGCCGTCCGGCCCGGGCCGCGTGTGCGAGATTCAGTCCCAATCGATCGTCCGCATCGTGTCACCTCCTTCGCATCGCGCCCGTGGCCGGATTCGGACCGGCGACTTCCGCCTCAGCTTCCCGGCTGATCAGTCCGGGCCGCGTTCCCCTCTGCCACGAAACGGCACGGCAGGCGGTGCTCTTCCTCTGAGCTACACGGGACAGGTGAGGGGCGGCGACGTTGGCTGTCGGGCATTCGCCGTCGAGCTACCGCTTGCTTGGCTCTACCGCCCCTCGCGTCCGTGTGCGCACGGCCGGACAACGCCGCTAAGAAAGACGGAGGGCCGCTGGAGATCCGGAGCGGTTCCGTCCCCGCGCTGCCACCTCTGGTGGCCGTCACGGCGATCTCATGCCGTCCTCGGCGGATTCCTTCGCGTCCGGTCGCTCAGTTCCGACCGGTGGTCCTGCGTGCAATCCACGAAGCACTCTCGGACGTGCGCGCGGCGGGAGTCGAACCCGCGTCCTCCGGCGCTGGCGCCGGTGCTTGCGTTGCCTCTCAGCTACGCGCGCCACCTATTCAGTTGTGTGACCACCCCTCGTTCCGGCGGAACCCGGAGCCACGGCTCAGGTCACTTCAGCCATCATGGCCGCGCTTTGCTGGGGTCAACAGCGTTGCCGCTTCCGCCGGGGAAAGCCTAAAGGACGATGCCTGCCTTGCGGATCGCCTTGGCGTACGCCGCGGCGGTCACCTCGGCCGATCCCTCGGCCTTGCCGTCCGCCCGGGTGTACTCGGGGATCCCGTACCACCGGGCCCACCGCCGGATCGTGCCGTCGCTGACCACCTCGCCGGTGACGTCGCGCAGCTCGTAGCGCAGCTCGTCCCACGTGCGCCAGGTGTCACCGGGCTGACGCCGGCGGGCGATGAACTCGGCCAGCGAGATGTCCAGGACGGGGACATTGTGCTGTCCTGCGGTCATGACCAGCTCGATCACCTTGGAGAACAGGCGCATCTCCCGCGTCTCCTGCGGGCGGGCCAGATTCGGCATCTGCCCTCCTCTCGTCGTCCGTGCTGCGATGAAGCAAGCATCGCACGGTGATCGCCCTTGCGCAAGGGCTTGGGCAATGGCAAACTGTACGTACACAGAGAGGAGCAGGCATGGACGACGAATTCGGCCCGGTCGGAGAGAGTGCATTTGCGGCGATCGGCGACGAGATCGAGCAGCACAGCTTCCCTACCGAGGTCGCCCTGCTGCACCGCACGAGCAACCCGCGCGAGATCGTCTGGGTGCACGGCTACCCGGCCAGCAAGGTCATCATCTTTACCTTCCCGCGCGTCCAGCTCGACCCCGGCGCCGAGATGGTGGGCTGCGTGCGGGAGGTGCCGGTGGGCTGGCGTGACTTGGCGTCGCCCGCCGCCTTCCGGGCGGCCTTCGAGCGGCACATCACCGGCATGGCCGTGATCGGATGGACGCGCAAGAGCACCGACGTGGGCGCCTGATGGGCATCAAGGCGAGCGCGCAGGACGTCGCGTTGCTGCGGGAGATCGTGAGCTGGCGCAGACGGTCCGGGGTTGACTTCGCCTTCGGCACCGCCACGTACCGCCTTCCGGACGGCCGGACGATCTCGTGGGGGACCAACGCGTTCCTGCCCGACGAGCGGCCTATGGAGATCGGGCTGCGAATGCCACGCGACATGATCGTGTGGCACCAGGCGGCCACGCTGACCGAGATGGTCGACGTCGCCGTGGCGTACGGCTTCCTGCCGGAGCGCTTCAGTTCGGCGTACCGGGCCGGATGGAACGCGGGCAGGGCATTCATGGCGGACGAGATCGAAGACATCGGTATCTTCCCGGCCGTGGAGGCGACATGGTGATCGCGATCCTGACCGCACTCGGTCTGCGGTGCCCGGAGTACGTCTGGCCGGAGATGCGGTTCCCGTCGTGCCGGTGTACGCGCGTGCGATGGCACCACGGCACGCATCGCGACCGGTCCGGAGATTCATGGGAGGGAAAGCGGCGATGAGCCAGTACATCGTGATCGAGGTGCCGACGCCGAGTGCACTGCGGCGGGGAAGGGTGCGCGCGTTCGGACCGTACGACGACGCCGAGGGTGCCGAGCAGGCCCGGCGGCGGCGGCACCTGGACAACTTGGCGGCGAGCAAGTGGTCGCAGCCGCAGACGTTCGTGGCCGAGATCGAGGAGCCGGTCTGATGACCGAGGTGGGAGAACTGATCACCCCTACCGGCGTGCTCGTGCTGCCGGCCGACCGGCTCGGCGGAGACGAGTGGCTGCAGGCGCGACGGTGGCGACGACCTGACGACATTCCGGGATGTCCTACGGGGGACGTAGGACTGGACCTGGCTATGGGCTACCGGATCGGATCGTCGGACGTGCCGTCGATCCTGGACCTGGACGGGGTGGACACGCCGGCGCACGTCTACCGGGAGAAGGTCTTCGGGATCGAGGGGCCGGCCAACGAGAACATGCGGTGGGGGAGCGTCTTCGAGCACTCGATCGCAATGGAGTGGTGCCGTCGCAACCGGGCCGTCATCGATGAGATCGGCCTGATCGCGCGGATGGACAAGCCGTGGCGGCAGTCCACGATCGACCGACGGGTGCGCGAGTGTCCGGTGCACAAGGATGCCGGGCTGGAATGCGGTCTCGAGGCCAAGCACGTCGAGCACGTTTACGAGCCGCGGTGGCGCACCGAGAACGGCCTGCCCGACCGGATCACCGCGCAGATCATCGACCAGCTGCTCAACACCGGGTACGCCCATATGCACTACGCGGTCAAGATTCCCGGCGACTTCAAGATGGGGATCATCTATCGCGACCGTGAGCAGCAGCTCATGAGCTACATCGACGGCGCGGTGGAGGCGTTCCGGAAGGACTACCTGCTGGCTGGCGTCGAGCCGCCGTGGAATCTGGCGAAGGCCGACAAGTTGATCGCGCTCGACAACGCCACGCACCCGGAGCGTGACGGTGTGGCCGAGCTGGACATCGACGGGATCGGCGACGTGATGGCGTACGCCGAGGCGGCGGCGATGGAATCAGCCGGTCGCAAGCGCAAGAAGCAGCTGGCCGCGGCGCTGCGCGAACACGCCAATGGCGCGGCGGTCGTCACGTTCGCCGGCGAGCGGGTGTACTCCTACCGGATGGACAACCGGGCGCCGGAGGTGGATCTGCAACAGCTCAAGGAGCGGTGGCCGGATGCGTACGACGCCTGCGTCACCCAGAAACAGAGTCCGACGCTGATCATCGACAAGGCGTACCGAATGAGAGGAGAGAGGTCATGACGGGCGAGCAGTGGCACGACATCATCATCACGGCGATCGTCGCGGCGGCGATCTGCTTCGGATGGTGGGTGTGGAACCGCTATGAGTGAGGGTCCGGAGGACGTGCTCAAGCGCGACGGCGCGATGGCCGTTGACGGCGGCGTGGTGATGACGCGGGAGTACGCCGAGGCGCTGGCCGGCTACCGCGACGGCAAGCCGATGAACATCGTGTCGCGGTTCGACCAGCGGGAGTGGTGGCTGACGAAGGACGGCCGATGGCTGCGGATCGCGGAAATGGAGCCAGGGTACCGCTACAACGCGGCGGCGATGCTGATGCGGAGCGCGCCGCGTCAGGCGTTCGGCTACGCGATGAGCTTCGCCGGCATGGTCGACGCACACGACGGCGACGACATGGCGCACGACGCGCTGGAGCGGATGGCCGAGGAGACGTGGAGCAAGATTGACGACGACGCGGAGGGCTGGCTGCGCGAGACGGCGCTCTACCAGGCGCTGACGGCGGGGCTGACGATTCAGGGCGACGGGACGCGGCCGTGGCAGGCCGAGAAGCGGGACCCGGTGACCGGCGAGACATGTGCGGTTCCGTTGCCGCGACTGCCCGAGGTGTGCATGATCCCGGACTGCGGGTGCTCAGGATTGGCGCACCCATGACGGTTCACGACTGGCTGGTGGTCGTGGCGGTGATGATCGCGGCATTCTTCATCGGCGCGGTCAGCGTGGCGTTGTTCGGATGGTGGGGGATGCCGCTCGGCCTCATGCTGAGCCTTCTGTTCGGCCGCGCATGTTCGTCGCTCACCGGGCGGCGCTGATGTGGTGGACCGGAAAGGCGCTCGGGTTCGATCTGGAGACCGATGGCCGGGATCCGGCCGACGCGCGGATCATCACGGCGGCGACGGTGCGGATCGGTGACGGGGCGCCAGAGGAACACGAGGTGCTCGTCCAGCCGGAGCGGGACATCCCCGCCGAGGCGACCAGCGTGCACGGCATCACGACCGAGCACGCACGCGAGCACGGCAAGCTGCGCGAGGCGGCCATCCCGGCGATCGCGGCGACGATGGCCGAGGCGCTCGGGCCGGAGGTGCCGATGGTCGGGCACAACGCCAGCTACGACCTGACCGTGCTCGATCGCGAGATGCGGCGGACCGGAGTCGGCAGACTGGAGACCGACAGAGCGGCTGGGCATCAGGTGGTTCTGATCCTGGGCCGGCAGACGGCGGCGGTCTTCCCCGTCATCGACACGTACGTGCTGGACAAGGCGGTCGACCGGTACCGGCCGGGCAAGCGCCGGCTCGAGGTGGCCGCGGCGCACTACGGGGTGGCGATGGCCGAGGGCAGCGCGCACGGGGCGACCGCCGACGTGGTCGCGTCGCTGCGGATCGCCATCACGATCGCGAACCGGTGCGGCATGGAATCGCTGGACGAGATCGCCGCTCTCTATGCTGACCGGAAGTACCCGAAGGGCGTCGCCCGAGCGTTCTACGAGGTCGGCGAAATGACACTGTCCGATCTCCACGCCGCGCAGGTCCGGTGGGCGCGGGAGCAGGCGGTGGGGTTGAAGGAGCACTTCATCAAGCAGGGCAAGACGCAGGACGCGGCGACCGTGGACGGGTCGTGGCCGCTGCGTACGCTCACCGACGGGGCGTCGCCGGTCGAGACCGTCGACACGACGCTGGTGTGACCGAGAGGAGACGAGGATGACCGACTTGAGAGCCAGGGCCGCCGAGGCGGCGGGGATTCTGCGGGACGTGGACGCCGCTGCGACGGCGTACGTGCCCGCTCCGGAGGACGGCGGGCGAACGACGCCGGACCTGCCGGACGTGAACGAGTCCGACGTGCCGGCCGGCGACGACGTGCCGGTGCACGTCGCGTGGGTGCGGGTGATGCGGGACGTGCAGTGGCTCGGGAAGAGCCGGAAGACGACCGACGGCGCGCGGTTCAACTATCGGGGCATCGACGACGTGGTCGACGTGGTCGGACCGGCGTTGCGCAAACACGGCGTGGCGGTGATCCCGGTCGGTGCCGCACCGGAGCACTCCGTGATCCCCACAAAGAGCGGATCCCCGATGAACTACTGCCGGACCGTCAGCCGGTTCATGGTGATCGGGCCGCGTGGCGATTCGTTCATCGGCGAGACTCCTGGTGAGGGCTTCGACTCCGGCGACAAGTCGTCGTCCAAGGCGCAGTCCGTGGCGCTGCGGACCTTCTACACTCAGGCGCTCGCGATCCCGGTCAACCGGCCGGAACTGGATCCGGAGTACGGGCCGCAGCACGAGATCGCCGGCCCGCCGGCGCCGACGCCGGCCGAGTACGCGACCGAGATCCTGGACGAGCGGACCACGATGGATCGGCTGTCGCAGATCAAGCAGGAGCTCTACGGCAGCCGCTCGATCGGCGCGGCGGAGGTCGAGCTGGCCGACGGAGAGAAGATCCGGCTCGTGGACCTGGTCCGCAGGGTCGGCCTGAAGCGCAAGGCGGAGGAGAGCTGATGCTCAGCAACGAGGAGATCTACCGCCGGTACGCGGAGATGCTGGCCGAGATGGTCCAGATCAGCGACGAACACGCCGCGACCGAGCCGAACTGCGGTGCTCACCCGCTGTGCATCGAGGGCGGTTCGGCCATGGCCATGGCCGCCGCCGGGTCCAACGACCCCGGGTACTATCCGCTGACCGTGATGGTCGCGGTCCGGGAGATGTCGCGGCTCGGACGGGAGAGGGCGGACGCGGAGAAGCGGCTGGAGATCCAGCGCCGGATCTCGGGCGACCTTACCGCCGAGCTTGAGCGCTCGGAGAGGCGAACCGCTCGGGCGGAGGAGGAGCAGCAGATGTTGCTCGGGAAGATCGACACCTTGGAGCACCAGCTGGCTGCGGCGATGGCCGAGCTGACCGTGTGGGAAGAGTCGGCCGACTGCATCGCTCCGGCGGGGCTGCCGGTGATCGAGCCCTAGGATCAGCAGGACACTTGCGGTTTCGAACTGTACCCCCGATAATGGGGGTACAGTTTTTTTTGCACAGACGAGAGGAGCGACGGTGGCGAACACCGACAAGCAGAACTTCCGATGCCCTGCCGAAAGGTGGGGGGTCGCTCAGGTGAAGGCCGCGGCGATGCGGGCGGCCGGCTACGACGTGGACGTGACCAAGGTGCTCAACGCCGAGGTGGTCCGCTTCAACGACGAGAGCATGGAGGAGACGGCCGCCCGGCTCGGCCTGAGCCGGAGCAAGGAGGGTCCCGTTCCGGTCTGGCGCAAGCCCTTCTCGCGCGATGCCGCGGCGTGAGCGAGTACATCGACTTCCTGGCCGGCAAGAGCCAGTACGGCGCGGACGACGGGTTCCCGTTCGCCTCGGTGCCGTCGTTCCTGTTCGGCTTCCAGCACACGCTCGTGGACTGGGCCTGTCGGCTCGGTCGCGGGGCGCTGTTCGCGGACTGCGGGCTGGGTAAGACGCCGATGCAGCTCACGTGGGCGCACAACGCCGCGCTTGCCACCGGCAAGCCGGTGCTCGTGCTCACGCCGCTTGCTGTCGCGTTCCAGACGCAGGGCGAGGCGGAGAAGTTCGGGTTCGACGCGGGGATCTCGCGCGACGGCACACTGCCCGCCCAGATCACGATCACCAACTACGAGCAGATCGAGAAGTTCAACCCCGCCGACTTCGGCGCGGTGGTCTGCGACGAGTCGTCGGCCATCAAGAACTTCGACGGCAAGCGCAAGGCGCTCGTGACCGAGTTCCTGCGCACTGTGCCGTACCGTCTGCTCGCGACCGCCACGGCGGCGCCGAACGACTACGTCGAGCTGGGCACGTCGTCCGAGGCGCTCGGCTACCTCGGGCACATGGACATGCTCGGCCGGTTCTTCACCAACAGCCAGCGGTCCTCGGCGACGTTCCGGGGGCGGTTCGGCGGACGGTCCGCAGAGGCGGCGGAGCAGCACGGGTGGCGGTTCAAGGGCCACGCCGAGGACGCGTTCTGGCGGTGGGTCGTGTCGTGGGCCCGGGCGGTGCGCAAGCCGTCGGACCTCGGGTTCAGCGACGACGGGTACGTGCTGCCCGAGCTGCGCGAGGTGCGGCACAAGATCGAGGCGAACACGGTCGCCGACGGCCGGCTGTTCGACGTGCCCGCGGTCGGGCTGGCCGAGGAGCGCGAGGAGATCCGGCGCACACTGACTGAGCGGTGCGAGAAGGCGGCCGAGCTGCTGGCCGATGCCAAGCCGGGCGTCGCGTGGTGCCACCTGAACGACGAGGCGGACCTGCTCGTCAAGCTGATGGACGGGGCGGTGCAGGTGTCCGGGTCGGACTCGCCGGAGGAGAAGGAGGAGAAGCTGCGCGCCTTCTCGGATGGGGAGATCCGAGTACTGGTCACGAAGCCAAAATTGGGAGCCTTTGGCCTCAATTGGCAACATTGTCACCGTATGACCTATTTTCCGTCGCACTCCTACGAGCAGTACTACCAGGCCGTCCGCCGCTCGTGGCGCTTCGGCCAGGCCGAGCCGGTCACCGTGGACATCGTGACCACGCCCGGCGGCGAGCGCACGTTCGCCAACCTGAGGCGCAAGGCCAAGGCCGCGGACGAGATGTTCGATGCGCTCACCCGGCACATGCGCAATGCCCTGGCCGTGCACGCGGTGAGCGACTACCCCCACCCGGTGCAGGTCCCGGCGTGGCTGTGACCGAGAAGGAGACGACCATGGGCAAGGTGCTCGACCAGCAGATCACGGACCGGTGGGCGGTCTACAACGGCGACTGCATGGAGGTGATGGGGTCGCTGCCGGCCGACGCCGTGCACCTGTCGATCTACTCGCCGCCGTTCGCCGGGCTCTACCACTACTCGTCCAGCGAGCGGGACCTGAGCAACAACCGATCCTACGAGGAGTTCTTCACGCACTACGAGCACGTCGTCCGGGAGATCCACCGGATCACCATGCCAGGCCGGCGGTCGCTCGTGCACTGCATGGACGTTCCCAACTCCAACACCGGCAAGGGCGACAGCCTGCGCGATTTCCCCGGCGACATCATCCGCATGCACGCGGCGATCGGCTTCGACTACGTGGGGCGCTACCACGTGTGGAAGGAGCCGCTGACCGTCCGGAACCGGACCATGACGAAGGGACTCGCGCACAAGACGATCGTGGACGACGCCACCAACTGCTCGGTCGCCTCGGCCGACTACCTGCTGGCGTTCCGCAAGCGCGGGACCAACTCGGTGCCGGTGGCTAACCCCGTCGGGCTGACGGAGTATGCGGGGGAGCGGCCAGTGCCGGCCGAACTGCTGGACTACCGCTGGTGGACCGGCAAGCAGACCGAGAACCGGTTCTCGCACTGGGTGTGGAGGCAGTACGCCTCGGCGTTCTGGGACGACGTGCGCTTGGACAACGTGCTGCCGTTCCGGGAGTCGCGCGACCCCGACGACGAGAAGCACGTCCACCCGTTGCAGCTCGACGTCATCCACCGCGGCGTGCAGCTCTGGAGCAACCCCGGCGAGACGGTGTTCACGCCGTTCATGGGCGTCGGCAGCGAGGTCTACGAGGCCGTGCGGTGCGGCCGTCGCGGCGTCGGCGCCGAGCTGAAGACCAGCTACTACAAGCAGACGCTGCGCAACCTGGCCGCGGTCGACAAGACCGAGGTCGAGGCCACCACCCTGTTCGACCTGGAGGTCTGATGCGATTCTATTTCGCCGGCGCCTACGAGCGGCGGACCGAGCTGGCACGGTACGCCGACCAGCTCGAGGCCGCCGGGCTCGGCGCCGAGGTGCACTCGCGGTGGCTGACCAGCGACCAGAGCGAGGCCGACACGGGATTCTCGGCCGGGCAACTGGACGACATGGCCGTCGTGCGCGCGGCATGGGAGTACGGCTTGCGGGATCTCGTGGACCTCACCGGATGCGACGCGATCGTGTCGTTCACCGGCCAGGGCGAGCGGGGCGGACGGCACGTGGAGCACGGCTTCGCGATGGACATGCTGATCACGGAGGGCCGGATGCGCCGGCTCATCGTGGTCGGGCCGCGCGAGCACGTCTTCCACTGCCACCCGCAGACCGAGGTCTTCCCCGACTTCGCCCGCTTCCTGGAAGCGGAGATCTACATCTACCTCGGCCGGCAAGGCTGAGGACCGAGAGGAGAGCACATGATCGAGGGAACCATCACCGCGAAGCCGCAGGTGTTCGCGGCGGCCGTCAAGTGGGCGGCGAAGTTCATCGCGACCAAGCCGGTCGTGCCGATGCAGGGCGGGCTGCTGCTCGACATCGAGGACGAGGGCCTCTACATCACGGCCTACAACGAGGTGGTCACGGCGCGAGCCATCGTGCCGGTCGCCGGACGGGCATCGGGGTCTGCGGTCGTGTCCGGGCGGCTGCTGGCCGAGCTGGTCGCGACCTTCCCGAACAAGGAGGTCGAGATCTCCGGCGGGACCGACGACGTGCTGATCGCGGCCGGACGGTGGCACGGATCGCTGCCGACCATGAACGCCGACGACTTCCCCGAGGTGCCGACCGAGCCGAACACGATCGGCGTGCTGCACGGGGGCGACGCGCTGCACGATGCGGTGGCCAAGGCGGCGGCCGCCACGCAGGCCGACGCCGCGGTGGTGCAGAGCCGGTGCGTCCACCTGACCTTTGAGGAGGAGCGGGTGACCGTGATGGCGTCGGACTCCTACCGGGCCGCTCGGGCGCGGGCACCGTTTGCGATGACCGAGGAGGCTGCGGCGGGAGACGCGACGATGGACATCGCACTCACCTCGCCCACCGCCCTCCTGCTCGGACAGGTCGCGGTGGACGTGACGGCTGCGTTCATGGGGCCGGACGACATCGAGGTCGGACTGGACGGAGGCTCGCTGTCGCTGACCTCGGCGACGCGGTCCATCGTCATGCGGCAGATCAGCGAGCCGTACGACGAGCGGATCGGCAAGCTGTTCGGCGTCGACCAGCCCGAGCACGTGCGGGTCAAGGTGGCCGACCTGACGGTGCCGCTCAAGCGGGCAGGCATCATGCAGGGCAAGGGCGCGCCGGTCGTGCTGCACTTCGGGCCGGACCTGATCACCATCAACGTCCCCGCCGACGACAAGCAGAAGGGTGCCGACGAGGAGGTCGACGCGGAGTACTCCGGGCCGGAGCACACGCTCAAGTTCAACCCGGACAAGCTGGGCGACGCGCTCGGCTCGGCGCCGGGCGGCGAGGTGGACATCGCGATGCGGACCGGCGTGGTGGCCGGCGTCGTCATCACCGTGCCGGGCAACGACGACTGGCGGCACCTGCTCCAGCCGCTGAAGGGGAAGTGATTCCGATGGCGAAGACGATCGGCCAGATGATGAACGAGGTCCGCGAGTGCAACATCGCCAAGGGGTGGCGGCCGGCTGACGGCGGGCCGGGTGAGAACACGTTCGGCGACTACATCGCCCTGCTGCACTCGGAGATCGGCGAGGCGACGGACGCCTACCGGAAGCACCGGCTCGCCGATGCCACCCAGCTCCAGAGCGACCTCGTGCGAAAGGGTGGCGAGTACGACTTTCTTGTCGCAGGCAAGGACTACCAGCTTCCGAAGCCTGAGGGCGTCGGGGCCGAGCTGGCGGACGTGCTGATCCGGCTGCTGTCGACGGCCGATGCGTGGGAGATGCTCAACGTGCGGGACCTGCAGCTGGATACGGTGCCGGACGTCGCACCCGAACGTCCGTTCGTGTCGTTCGGCGACCGGATGGCGTGGCTGCACGAGAAGGTCGCGGCCATGCGCAACGGCGTGGTGCTGACGGCGTGGGCAGCGCTCAGGGCGCTGCTCACGGTGACGCGGGGGATCGGGATCGACCTGGACGCGGAGTACAAGCGGAAGATGGCGCACAACTGGACGCGGCCGACGCATCACGGCGGGACGATGGCGGACCCCGTGCCGGCCAGGCCGCGCGCGGAACTGGCGCCGCACGTCCGGCTCAACAACCTGCGCGACGCCATGCCGACCGACGAGCGTGGATGGTGGATCGGTCCGGAGATCGATACGTTCCCGAACGCGTGGCATCGGCTGGGGCTGCCGGAGGTCACCATGATCGACGGGCAGGGCAACACGGTCCTGTTCTGGTGCCGGGACGTCCGGCGCGCCGCGGCGCTGATCGGCATGGCGGACCATGTGACCGACGACGACAGCTTCGACATCCGTCGGGGTGAGTACACGGCCAGCATCGTGCAGGCCGACGACAAGGAGTAGGAGACGACCATGGCGAGGCGCAAGGCGACTGACGACGTGATGGCCCGGACCGAGGCCGAGCGGGTGCTCGGCAACGAGATGGAGGCGACGGGGACGATCGACAGCACCAACATCGAGCCGGCCGAGGCGGGGCGCCGGGTCCTCGATCAGGTCGCGGCCGCGGTGGAGTTCGAGACCGGGGTGAGCAAGGACCCGGACGGCAAGCAGGTGCCGATGCGGCGCCTCGTGATCACCGGACCGTGGACGGTCGACCCGGACGGGCTGACGGGGAAGTGACGTTCCGGCGGGGCGGCTCCGGCCGCCCCGCGCACAACCGAGAGGATGAGCGATGAGCACGAACAGGACGGTCGCCAGGGCCGGCAACCACCGGATCCCGGTGCCGGCGGAGAACCCCGCGTGCACGGGGGAGTTTCACACCGCGACGCACGCCGCGTGGCACGCCGGGTGCCGGTGCCCCGGAGCCGTGCAGGCGCACGAGGAATGGAAGGCCAAAGGCGGGCGGCGGTCGTATCGGCGGCGGGAAGCGGCGGTGGACGCGCAGGGCCGGTGCATCGCCGAACGGCACGGGACGATCCTGGCCTACATCGACGGGTGCCGGTGCCCTGAGTCGGTGCAGAAGTTTACCGCCCGCCAGGCCCGGTACCGGCAGGCCCGCGACAGGGAACGGGACCTCAGGCTGGCCCACGAGGCGTTCGCCGACGGGCGCCGGGTCAAGCGGCTCACCGGAGGCCGCCTGCAGTACGACCCGCGGCGGCCGTTCCGCGCGGGCCGGTGGCGGGTGGACGGCGTAATGGTCCGGGCGCTCGCCGGTGGGGCGCGCGTCATCGGGACGCCGACGCACGGCGACCTGCTCGCCGCGGTGGCCCGGCTGGAAGGGTGGCGGGTACCCAACGGTCCGCTGCGGAGCCGGCCGGCCACAGCCCGACAGATCGCCGAGCGGATCGGGTCGACGGAGCGCACGGTCCTGCGCCTGCGTGAGCAGCGCCGCCGGCTGGCCACGGACCGCACCGCGCGGCGCCTCGCGGATGCCCGGTGGCGGGCCGCGTACGTCGCCGCCGGTGTGGATCGGCGGGCCGGCCGTGGCTGACGATCCGTGGATCTCGACGCTCAACGGTCCCTGGAGCGACCGGATCGAGCGGCAACAGGGGCCCTGCCGGTACTGCGGGAAGCCGGCGGCGATGAACGAGCCGGGCAAGCCCTGGAAGGCGCACAAGGTCTGCGCGCTGGGTCAGGAGCCGGGCGAGCCGCTCGGCCGCTGGGTCGAGCAGACGGGCAAGGCCGAGGCGCGGGCGATCGGGTGCGGGACGCCGGCACCCGGCCAGATCTCGGGCCGCGCGTGCGCCGGCGAAGGTACCGAGCTGTCGTGCCAGCTCTGCCCAGACTCGCCGACGTACTGGCGGTTCGACCGATGAAGCCGTACCGGATCCTGGTCACCGGGTCGCGCGAGGTGACCAAGGCGCAGGCGGCGTACGTCGAGAACGTGCTGTATGTCGCCGTTTCGGCGCCGCTGATGCGCGGGCAGGGCGTCGTCATCGTGGAGGGCCGGTGCCCGCGGGGCGGGGTCGACCGGGTGGCGCAGCGGTTCGCGGAACAGACGCGCGGGTGCACGAACGAGGGACACCCGGCCGACTGGGACGGGCGCGGCAAGGCCGCCGGCATGATCCGGAACTCGGAGATGGTGGCGGCGGGGGCGGACGTCTGCCTCGCGTTCCCGGCCGCCGGGTCGCGCGGGACGTGGGACTGCCTGCGCAAGGCGGCCGAGGCGGGGATCCACGTGCGCATCTATCCGCTGATCTGACGCGGTCGTAGGCTGAATCGACCCCGCCTGTGCGCGGGGTCGTTTCGTGGGGAGGCGATGTTAGGATGGATTCCTTAAAGACATCGATGAGCAGGGAGGATACGTGCTCACTCGGCAGGAGATTGCACTCAAGGCGAGTCGGGCCAGTGCCGACAAGGCCCGGCGCGAACGATTCGTCCGCTACTCCGAAGAGATGGAGTCGGCCATCGGAGTGCCCGGCGCCGCTCAGGAGCTACTGGCCGCCGTGCTCCGGCGTGAGGGATGGAAGGTCACTCCGCCCAGCGAGCCGGCCTTCTGAACGGCGAAAGCCCGCCTCGGCAAAGGCGGGCCCTCTGGTCACCGGTATGCATCGACAGGAGTTGTCATGACCGATTCTAGCGGACGGACCACCCGCGACGCCGTGCAGCGGCTCAGGGACGCGCTGAGCGATCCGGCGCGGCTGTTCACCGGCACCGAGGTCGCCTACCTCATGGGGGCCGCCGGGCGATGGGGCTCCGACGCGGCGCGCGACGAGGCCGTGCCCGACGAGATCGCGTGGCGCGCCGGGTGGCTGGCTGGATACGAGGACGCGCACGCCGAGCTGACCGCGCTGGCCGCGCGGCCGTACCCGCCGCCGCCGTACCTGCTCGTGCAGGGCGAGAAGGTGCGCCGGGAACAGGCCGACGTGCGGCGCGAGGCCCGAGCCGACCGGTCGCAGCGGTGGGCCGGCGGCGGGCCGGAGAAGGCGATGACGGCGTTCATGTGGGGGGACGAATGAGCGCGTGCGTGTGTAGCGGTGAACTGCCGTGACGCCGCCGGACGCCGAGGTGCCGGGGGTCCCGATGTTACAATTGCTCAATGAATGAGGGGGTGAGCATGAGCAGCGTAAACACTCAAGGCGAGACCCCCGCGAAAGACATGAGCCGGGTCTGGGCCGGCCGACGCGCGGCAGCCGCCCGGGCGCGGGCCGAGAAGGCACGGGCCGAGCTGGAGTCGCAGGGCTGGACGGTCATTCCGCCCGAGGAGAGCAAGGCGGCCGGCCGTGACTGAAGAGGAGATGCGCGCGATCCGGCAGAAGCAGCGGCGCGATGCACGCCGAGCGGAGAGAGAGCGCGCTGAGCGACTGGCCGCAGGGGTGCCGGACGAGGTGCCCGATGCCGGATGGGCCGATGGTGACGACCCGTGGGAGGGGATGGTCGACGACGACGGCTTCCCGCTGGACGACGGGTTCGTGCCGGCCGACCACGAGGTCCAGTCGCACGTGGTCGCCAAGGCGCGGGCCGAGATCGGCGGAGACGAGCCCGACTCCGAGGTGCCGCCGTGGGTGCGGGAGAAGTTCCCCTCGCTGGACTGGGAGGCCGGTTTCCAAGCCGACTTCAGCAAGGTCGACTGGCTGCCCGGACGATTCCTTGAGCGCGGACAGCAGTCGTCGCTGGTCGGCGAGGGCAAGGCGGGCAAGAGCCTCTTCGTGCTCGACTGGGCCTTCCGGATGGCGGCCGGCCGGTCGTTCCTCGGCGACGAGCGGCACGACCCGCTGCGGGTGCTCTATGTCGACCGGGAGAACAACCTGCGCGACGTCATCACCCGGGCCAAGGCCCTCGGTGCCACGCCGGCCGACCTGTCGAATCTGATCTACAAGCAGTTCCCGCAGTTCGACGGCGGGCTCGACCAGACGCAGGCCCGAGCCGGCTCGCAGCTCATCAAGCTGGCCCGCGGACACCGGGCCGACGTGGTCATCCTGGACACCGTGTCGCGGTTCGTCGTCGGCAAGGAGAACGAGTCGGACACCTGGCTCCAGCTCTACCAGTCGATCCACACCCGGCTGAAGGCCGACGGAATCGCCTGCGTACGGCTCGATCACTTCGGTAAGGACGCCGAGCGTGGCTCGCGCGGGTCGTCGGCCAAGACGCAGGACGTGGACAGCGTATGGGAGCTGACCAAGCTGAACGAGCACAAGGACATCGGCCACGTGGTCACGGTGACCACGACGCTGCGGCTGTCGCGCACGCACACCCGGTCGGGTCTCGGTGAGGATCAGTTCGCGGTCATCCGTCGCGGCGAGAAGGAGCCGTCCGGGATGTGGCTGCCCGGGCGGACTCGGCACGAGCTGGCCGACGGCGGGGTCATCGACGCGCAGCGGCAGCAGGTGGATCTCATCGTGGACGAGCTGATCGCCTCGGGAGCCCCTGTCGCCGGGCGCGACTCGATCAAGGCATGGATGCAGAAAACGGGCAAGCCGACGTATGGCAACGCGATGATGGCGGACATCGCGCGGGAGCTGAAAGCGAGGCGGAGCCGTGACTGATATGCCCGAAAAAGCTGTCCCGGTCCGAATCACTGTTTTGACCTGTCCCGCCACCTGTCCCCAAGATCAGGACAGTTGTGGTGTTTTCCCAGCTAACACCTGTCCTGATCTTAAAGCTGTACTGTCCCGGCGGGCATGGCGAGACCTGTCCTGTCCTGTCCTCCCTCTATAGGGAGGACAGGAGGACAGGTCGCAGCCCAGGACAACGGATCTTGAAAGCCGAGAGGAGACGACGAGCGATGGCGAAGAGCAAGATCGGAGAGTGGCTTAGGACGACCCGGATGCGGTGGTTCGGGCCGAGCCGGGCGGAACTGCGGGCCGAGGCCGCGATGTGGAGACGCAGGCGTGACGTCGCACAGGCGCAACGCGACGATGCGCACGTGCAGATCCGGCAGTTCCGGACCGCCCGCGGAGTGCTGCGTACGGAGCTCAGCGAAGCTCGCAGGCGGGTGGAGCATCTGGAGACGGAGCTGCGCAAGGTCCGGATCCAACTGCAGCTCGCGGCCGAGCCGGAGCAGACCGGGTGCACCAAGGTCCGGCTGCACTTCAAAGCCGAAGCCGAGGCGTGGCGGGACCGGATCGCGCAGACGACCCGCTCCTCCGTCGACGATCTGCGGGTCTACGTATGCAAGACATGTCCGCGCAGTCCGGTGACGAGTGGTCATTACTGGCACGTCGGGCACGCCGACCCAGAGGTCAAGGCGGCGTCGCTGAGGCAATGGCGGGCCGATCGGCGGAAGGCCGCGGCCGAGGGCCGGACGGTGGGTCAGCTTGTCGACCCTGCGGTGATGGCCCGACTGCGAACGATGGGAGCCGAGCGGTGATGGCGGGCGAGTGGTTCCGGATCGCGGCAGATGCCTCGGAGCATGCGGGGCAGTGGCACATGGCCGGCTGGATGCACACGGCGATCAAGGGCGAGGATCTGTCGATCCCCGGTGGCGCCCGGGACCGCACGGGAGGATGGCTGGCGCTGGCCATTTGTCCTCGGTGCCATGTCCCGGTGATCGCAGACGACAAGCACGCCTACGGCGATCAGACGTGGGCGCACGAGGACTGGCACCACCGGACCGACCATCCGCACCCGGAGGAGTCATGAGCGATGAGCAGCGTGTCAGGACGATGGCCGGGTGGGTCGGGGTGGAGATCTCGAAGAGCCGGGTGCGGACGCCGGGCAAGGCGGGGTACGGGCTGTACCGGGTGCGGGGCTATCGGGTCCGTGAGGACCGGCGGCGCGGTGCGAGCGGGATCGGCCGGTCGGTGCAGGTAGCAGAGCCGGGCGAGTGGACGGCGTACGCGTTCGCACTGGGGCAGATCGAGCGGGCAGTGAGCGTCGCGATCCAGAACGGGATGCCGAGCAGGCCGGCCGACATGGTGCTTGCGCTAGAAGATCGGGATCAGACCCTTGTGCGAGTGCCGACGCGGTGGACGTCGGCTTATCGGGGGCGGCGGGATCTGGGAATGGGCGAGGTGGAGAAGGCGGCCACGGCCGCTCTCGGTGCGTCTTTGGAGACGGACACGCCGCGGCGCCGGCAGCGGGCGCAGAATGCGGAGTTCCAGGCGGAGCACCTCGAGCGGCGGGCGTACGGGCTTCGGGCACGACATGCGGCCAAACTGGCACGAAACCGGCAACCTAAGGATGGGCAACCGTGAGGACGTTCCGAGGAGCGACGAAAATCGGGTGGCTTTCGGCAGCCATCTCAACGCTGGCGGCCGTAATCGCCGTCTCGGTAGTGGCGTGCGCCCCAGACCCTCAGCGTGGCTCTGAGGACGTCTCAGGCGACGTTCCGGTGCTCCTGATCGAGGGGGACGGGTTCGTGGAGATCAGGACGAACGAGTACGCAGCCGACGTACGCGTACACGAAGGCGCTCCGGCCCTGCGCGTGGCGGTGGACCGGCCAGAGACGGGGATCGTCGATCTGCGTGTCCGAGCATCCACCGGCGATCCGTGGCTGACCTGCGGGATCGAGTTCCGCGACATGATCGCCACATCGACGGGAAGCGGCAACTGTTACGTCAGCCTGAAGCTGACATCTGATCGGAGGACCGCGTGACGCGCCCGGACCTGCCTCCGCTCACTCGGCGCATGGTGATCTTCGTTGTAGCCCTGCTCGGGGGCATCTGGATGCTCGCCGCCTTCGGCGCATGGATGGACGGCCACTCGATCCTCGCTGCCATCCTCGGCTCGGCTGCCGTCGTGGCCGCAGCGTGCGTGAGTGCCGCCGCCGTCATCGCCGGATTGCTCTGGGCGCTGCGCGACGACCCACCGCGTGGCCCGAAGGGGCCGTCATGAGCAATACGCCCGTCGTCCTGGCCGAGCTGCGCCGTGCATGGCTGGCGTCCGGCCTGACGCATCAGGACATTGCCGCACGCACCGGGATACTTCGGCCGAACGTCACCCGAGTGCTCAACGGCAAGCACATGCCCACCCTCAGGACGCTGGTCGCCGTGGCAGACGTCCTCGGCTACGACCTGGCCCTCATCCCCCGGGAGGACTCCTGATGGCGTTTGTCCGGATGGGTCAGGACGGCAGCCAGGTCTACATCTTCGACCACGTCGGCGGCTACAAGACCTGCTGCCACTGCCCGTTCACCAAGCCACGGCCGGCCCCCGCCCCCGGCTACCCGGACCACGTCACGTGGGACGACTTCAAGACCACGGAGCTGGACGCCATGCTCGCCCACGTCGCCGAGCACCGCGCCGCCGGCCATGTCGTGCCGGACTGGGTCGACCAGGTACTCCGTGACGAATGGAAGGACAGCGACCTGTGGGCGCACGAGGACTGGCACCACCGGGCAGACATACAGGAGACCCGCCCAGGATCGGGGATCTACGAGTGAGCATCCGAGACCCCGAGCAGCTCCGGGCCGACATCGAACGCTGGACACGCGAGATCCGCACCTGGCGCGCACGAGGACTGACCGACGATCACCCGAACATCCGGCGGCGGCTCAGCCGCATCGCCCTCGCCCAGCGTCTCCTCGACCACCAGGAGGAGAAGTGAGCAACCGAACGTTCTTCTGGCTGTTCGTGTGGATGGCGGCCACCTTCGGCTGGTTCGTGCGCATCGTGCACGTCGAGTTCGGCCAGACGTACGGGCTCTTCATGGCGATGATCGGCGGCGCGTTGCTGATCGCCTGGCTCGAA